GGGTGCCAGCAAATAGGGCTTCGACCGAAGACCCTCTTCGAGGAACTGAGCCAGCGGCGTTCCATCGTTGCCCACAAACGCGCCTTCCTCGTTGCGCTTCACCTTGCCGCCGAAGATCTCGAAGGCATCCTCGGCTGCCGCATCGTCCGCGTATTTGTATTTGCTCAGCATGGTTCGCACGGTGGCGTCCTGCTCTTTCCGTTCGGCGGCGACTCGCGTCGCGTCCGACTCGGTTTTCATGGCTGCAAATCTGTCTGCCAGCTCTTTGTTTTGCCGTTGGACCGCGCGGAGTTCGGCGGCCATGGCGGGATCTGCGGGAGTTTTGACCGCGCCGGCGGCGGGGTCAACCACGGGCTCTTCGATAGTCACGGCGGCCGCAGGGGCGGGCGTGAGCTTCGCAAGATCCGCCTTGTAGGACTTCGTAAAGGCGGCCAGGCTGGTGGCCATGGCCTTGTTCACGCCGTCCAGGATCTGGGCTTGAAACGCGGCTTGATCAAATGCCGGCGTTCCGCCGCCCCCTCCTGCGCCGTCGGAAGCGGCATCGAGCAAGAGGCCTGTATTGAATCGTAGCACTGTGTGTTCTCCTCGTAGCACGATTTCGGACGTGCTTCTCCGCGAGAATGCGCGGTCATTGTGAATTAGGGTTTGGGTTTTACTGCAAAAGCGAAGCTGTTATATTGGAGCCAATCCATCTAACAGACACAGGGGCGCCGGCACGAACGAGGAGCGGCGCCCCTTTTAAAATGAAATAAAGATGATTGAACTCTGCGAAGCCTGTGGCCGGAATCCAGCCATGTTCAGCTATCCGGGAATGCACCTGCAATTCGGAAGGCCCCTCTTCCTGATCTGCCCGGAGTGCGCCGCAAAGCTGAGAACTGCCCAAGCAACAACTCCCGATGTGATCTACTCTCGGGCAAGCTAAACTCAGGGGAGGGGTACCAACCATGGCCGCAGTAGTCACTGGATCCAAGACCGTAACTCAGGACATTTCGCCCACGATGCCGGCGGCGACGCTCACAACCCTGTGCGCGACGGCACTCGAAAACATGACCGTTTCGCAGTTGAATAGCATCCACGGAGCACTGAAGCATGTCTCCGGAGGCGAAGCGGAAGGCGCCGTGATCGGCACGCTTCTGGTTTAAAAGACAACCCCTAAAAGAGAGCGGAGAAGCCGAAAGGTCAAGAATCCGCCGCAGGCCGCTGGCGAACCAGGGCAGGGCGCAGGTCGAGAGGCTTGCGCTCTTCGTGTCTAAGCTGCCGTCTTGTCCGCGCCCTGGAACGATGCTGTAAACTTGTCGATCTGCTGCGCCTGCTGAGCTTCCTGGAGCGCCTGGGCCGCGGCTTCAGGCGTCGGATTCGTATCGATCTCCCCGAATATCTTGGTCAGCGTTTCCTTGTTTGCGTCCGGCAGCCGCTTCTGCGCGAAATCCTTGTCTCTCTCGCGGCGGTAGGTGTCAGATTCAATGTCGATGGCCATGGCCTGCATATCCGTCTGCAGGTCCTGGGCGTCGGCGCGGTCCTCGAAGTCGAATCCTCGGATGTCCGGAACCACGTTTTCTATGCCTCGGACGGCCAGCATGTCGGCGTAGACCAGTTGCATCACGGGCCGGATGATGTCTCCGAAGGCTGCCAGGGCATCGCGGGACGGCGTCTTATCCTGCTGCTTGGAGGCGCCGGATTGCGCGGTCGGGGTGGAACGGTTGCTTCGCGCCTGATCCATCAGGTAACACGATTTGTAGATGCGCTCTTCGAGGCTCTGCAATCGTCTGTCAATCGCCTCATAGGCATGCCCTTCCGGTTCCAGATAGGCGGCCGTATCGCCTGTGTTCAGCTTGAGATAGGAGGTTTCGCCCATCACCACGGAGTCGTCGAAATTACCGGAGATCACGAGCTGGGCGAAGGCGCTCTGGAACAGCCCGAAATCATACCCGTTATCGAGCGAGAGGTGATTCAAGAGGAGCAGAAACACGCGATTCGCCAGCCACAAACCCTCCGGCACTTCAATCCGGCGCACGGGGATCCGGTTCAGATCCGACATGGCGTGTTTGCGGGGATACCCGGTCACCAGGTTGGCCTTCTGGTCTTCCCCGACTTTCTCATCCTGCCGGGTAGCGCGGTAGCAGGCGACCTCCTGTCGGTCGAAGTAATACCAGGAATCGACCGTAACGCAGGGCTTGAACGCAACCCGCTCTTCATTCGAGACGGCGATGATGCACCACTCCAGGTTGCCGTAGCGATCGCACTCCCAATTGATCACCTGAGCAGGCGTATAGAGCACCAGGAACGGATCGAGGGCGCCGCTCTGCTGCTGTTCCCCGAGCGAAAGGGCGGGCGCATCGCCATCATCGGGCGACGGAAGATCGATCAGGACATAGGCGGCGCGGTTCAGGATCAGCGATTCGAACGGCTTCCGCCAGAAGTCGACGAAGGAGGTTCCGGCGCGATCGCAGTCCTTTTCGAGGGCCTCGCAGAAAGTCGTCGCGTCGGAGGGGATCTTCGGGACGGTTCCCGGCTGCGCATTCTCCGTGGTTTTCACGATCTGCGCGGGCACCTTGAAGAGCGCGGCGCCGAACCAGCCTACGATGTTCGAGAGGAGGTTTGTGTAGGTGAAGCGCTGCTGGCGCGTGCGGAACACTTCGCTGACTTCCTTGGGCTTCTGCAGGAGGTAGTAGCCGCTCTTGATCACCTTGTCCCGCAGTACGCTGCCGCCCTGGTAAAGGTCGGAAACGGTGCGGTACGTCTCGGCATATTGGTTATAGTCCGAGGCGGTGGTTTTGAGGTCTTTGATGGAGAGGGAGGGAGGGAAGGTCATTTGGTGCAACCGGGCATTGAAACGAGAATGTTGATGAACAGGGCGAGGTAGGACGCGACCATGACGGAGATGACCACTTTGGTGAATCGTGGGTGCCTGTCACGGGCTTCGGTGACGTGCATCTCGGTCATACCTTTAGGTAGCTCACGATGAGCTTCTCTCCCGAGGTCCCGTGCGCCCAGAATCCGGTAGGATCCACGCGATTTCCATCCGTCGAGGGCTGATAGCTCCAGCGGTCCACGGGCACAGTCGCTGCGGGAGGCGTGGCGAGCTGCGTCATCACTCCCGTACCGCTGCCATCGTTCGTCACGGCTGAAGTTCCGATCCAGCACGGATGCGTGTTCGTTCGGAGGGGCTCGGCCGAAACGGTGTGCACCGTCGGGATGTCGTTTGGCACAGGGAACTGCACTGCGCTCGCCCCGAAGGTGAGAATCTGCGTAACCATGCCCATGCGATTTTATTAACTCCCTGGAACTATGATGCGCTACATTCGGAGGAAAGGAGAATCACCTTAATGCCAAAGAAAGCTGCAAAGCCCGCCGCGAAAGCTTCCACGACGGCCAAGGCGACGAAAAAGACTGCTTCGCGAAAGGCGAAGTAGCCCGCGCCGCGTCTCACGGGCGTGCAGGCGCGGCGTCAGATTCCTCTTCTTCCTCTTCCTTTTTCGCTTCGGAACCCACTACTGCCAAAGCATCAATCGCAGGGAGAATTCTGCTTACGGGCTCCCACCGCGCGATGAATCCGGCTGCCCGTCTGAGCGGCGTTCCCTGGGAGTCGAGGATCATAATGGAATCGAATGATGGAAAGCTCACGAACGCAGGCGCAACGCATCCTCGACGAGAAGGGCTTCCTGATAGTCTGTGTGAACGCGGAGGATCCGGAACCGCCGGGAATTATCCAGTCGACCAATGGAAACAACGTCGACGGCGAAAGGCTATCCGGTCCGATGGCCGTAATCGGTCGCGCGACCCGCGAGGAATGGGAAGCGCAGCAGCTTCGCTACCTCGGTTTGGGCCATCTGTGCCGTGAGTTTGATCTTCGCTTCTATAAAGTAGTCTCGGAATGACCGAAATGAACAGGCCCGTCAAATTCCGCATTTGGGATGGACGCGAGATGGTCCAGCCGGTGCACCTTCCAATAATCGATTCCGGGATGCCGAGGATGCAATTCACCGGACTCGTGGACAGGAACGGCATCGAGATTTACGAAGGCGACCTGATCTCGATAGATGACGCGTGGCGGGAAATGATCGGCGGAGACTTGCCAATCTGTCAGGTGGGCTTTCACAATGGGGCCTTCATGTTCGGGCGACATTCGTCGGGCCCATGCCACATGGATTCCTATTTGTGGATGACGTGCGCGCACTGCGTAGTGGTGGGAAACCTGTTTCAGACGCCTGTTGTAGTAATCCCCGAGAAGCAAGGACTTCCGGCCTAAATCACCAGCGCGCTCCGCGGTCCGCCGCTCTGCTTCAGCCCGTACTCCGCTTCGACCAGGTACCCCAGAGCATCCGAAATGTGCGTCAGCTCCGAATTGCTCTTATCGATGTCACCCGTCATGTTGCCGTTGGAGTCCGCTTTCCAGGCCACCTGCTCCAGATCCTTCACCAGGCGCTTACACCGCGGATCCACCAGAAGGCCAATCTGCCCCGAGGCGTTCTTCAGCTTGGCGTTTACCGCGTTGACGCGATCGCGCACCGCGGGATTCGCCAGCGGAACGTGATAGCTGACCTGATATTCCGGGGCGCGGCGGAAGAATTCGCGGATGATCTGGTAGTCGCTCTTGCCAGCGGTCGATCGCGCGCCGCCGGCGGCATCACCGTACAGTTTCACCGAAATCTGCCCCTGTCGGGCGATCCACGGCGCCGTCCTGCGCTGGAATTCCTCGCAGGCTTCCTGGGTATTGGAATTCGGCAGGACGATCTCGTCGAGGACGTGGACCATCGAGGAGCGCCGTCCCATCATGGCCATTTCGCGCGTGGTCGTATCTTCGGTTTGGCAGATTACACTCGCCATCGGGTTGACATTGAAATCGAGGCTCCAGCAGAGTTGCAGGCGCGAGAGGTAGTTCGTCGGCTTGATGTTCGCCGAACGATCGAAACCGTAATAAACCTGGCCGCTGAGAAGATTCAGGTACTGCCCGAGAACCTCCTGGTTGGCGAACTTCTCGTCGTATGAGTGCTTCAGCGTTTCATAGAAATCGCCGGGGAGGTAGCGATTCTCATATGGTTTGGCGAGGATCGCTTCGTATCCCGAGAGTGCCTCAGGGCCGATGAACCGGTCGTAGACCCAATCGAATCCGTTGGGGGTCCAGACGCCGAAGCCACACAATTCGGTTGCGAGTGGGTGACGAAGGCGCGCCTGCAGGCGAAGCCATGCTTTCTCCTGGCAATATGTCAGCTCATCGATCCCCATCCAGGCGAGATTGGTTCCTCGGAGCCTGTCGGGATTGTCCAGCGATCGAAAGATGATTTCGCTTCCCATATCGGTCAAGGTCAGGAGGTTCTCCTGCTTCTTGAACACGAACGGGATGAAGCTTCGTTCCAATTCCTCGAAGAACGCGCGCTGGGTGACGTCGCGGAGCATCGCATAGGTGGGTGCGCCGATCAGGCCCAGAAGGCCGCCATTGACCACCGAGAGCCGGATGGCCTCCTGCACCAGCGCCATGGACTTACCGCTGCCTACGGGTCCGGAGAATCCTTTGAATCGGGCGGTGCTGTCGTGGAATCGGGCCTGGCTGAAGAGGGGTTGATACTCGATTCTGCGTCTGATCTCGGTACCCATTGGTAGATGACCTTTTCGGCCGTTTGCGGCTTCTCCGCTTCCTTGTTCTCGCGGTAATCCGGGTGCCGATTCTTCAGGACGAACTGCAGAAGCTGGTTATCGATCTTGCGGACGCTGAACGGCTCCTGGGTCCGGTCTGGCACCATCTCGCCCAGTTCGTCATTCCAGACTTCGGGATAGGACAGCTGGCCTTTGTAGATGACGGGCTCTTCCCAGCCGATCTGCGCGCGTTCCACGGCGACGTCCGAGAGCGCGTCGCAGCCAATTTCAAAGCAGGCATCGAAAGCGGCGCGGTACTCGAGCGAGGTTTTCAGCTTTTCATAGTGGGAACTGGGATTGATTTTCGCAGCTCGAGCAGCGCGCGCGACGGAGGGGCAGGCGCGGATGGCTTTCAAAAACGCGGTAATCTTGGGGCCAAAGCGGCGGGTCATAAAAGATGCGCGGTTCGCGCGCGCGAGGGACATTGGGTTTCATTGGGGGCGCGCCGAAGGGAAACGAGGGCCGGAGTGCCGGTAACTCGTTGCTTTTAATGCAAAAAATGTGCAGGAAGTTTCAGCTTTTCGCCCTACCGAAATCGCCCGGGTGAATGCCTGTTTGCAACGCGGTCCGGGGGAAACGCTCGAACGGCTTTCTGCACACCTAAATCGACAGTGCCAGGCGAATCGTGGATTGGGGAACGCCGAGCTGCTTTCCGATGGCGCGCCAGCTCATCCCGCTCTCGCGGAGCTCCTTCGCCAGGTCGCGACGGAAGACTTTCTTCGGCCGGTGGCTGGGCAGATTCTTCCCGCTCCTCGAGTTCCGCACCTTGCCGATGTCGCCGCGGTCGAAGGCCTTGTTGTATTCCGCTTTGCCCGTCATCGTCCGCTCTTTGATGATTTCCCGCTCGAGCTCCGCGAAGGCGCCCAGAATCTGAACGAAGAACTTGCCCATCGGCGAGCGGTTGTCGGTGTCGATTCCCTGAGAGGGGCATAGGAAGCGGACTCCGGAAGCGTCCAGGGTTTCGATATTCTCGCAGATGTGTTTGAGACTTCGGCCGAAGCGGTCCAGCTTCCAGACCAGCAGCACGTCGAACCTGCGCAGCCGCGCATCGGCCAGGAGCTTCGCCAGAACCGGACGTTTGCTCAAGGCCTTGCCGCTGGCAGTCTCCACGTATTCAACTGGAGGTTCCCAGCCCATGCGTTGCGCGTAGGATCGGAGCTCGCTCAACTGCATTTGGCACGATTGATCAGAAGTACTGACGCGAGCGTAGATGGCTATTCTCATTTGTGACCAATCAGCAGGATCCGGATCTGCAAATAGAAGAACGCGGCCATCACTACGATGGTCAGAGCGATCCAGAGAATCGAGCGCACGATGCGCATGGTCCCTTATATCAAGCTGCGAGCTTCGGTTGAATCGGCTGAACGGCCGACATCCAGTCGCCGGCATCGAAGAGCACTCGCTCCGCGGCGCGCCGTCTCACCAGGCCCTCGAGGACCACCCCGGCGCCGCCGACATGGCACCATCGGGGGAACTCTGCGCTTGCGCCCGCAATGTCGCCCAGTCTGAATTTCCTCAGGAGGGTCGAGCCCTCGAGCGTGTGGAGGCCGAGGTTATAGCTGAAGGACACGAGCGCGTCGAAGCGGCACTGCAGGATGCTGCCCGTCATTCCATAAACGCCGGTCTCGAAGTTCAGGAGATCCGCGGCCAGGAGCTGCTCGGCGCGGTCCTGCGTGATGGTGAGTCCGGAGGTAACGCCCGCTCCCGTGTGGCCGTATCCGACGGTCCAGATGCCGGCCGGGCATTTGTAGGCTGTCAATTTGCAGCCTTCGAAATGGCAGATCAGGGCTATGCCGACAGAAGAGGTCTTCATTTATTTCCTGTTTGTCGCGAGACAGAATGTCGGGCATGCCGAACAAACTCACTCCCGCAATAGCGCGAGCGGCGATCGCGGGCATGGAACTTCAAAAGTCCCAGATAGATCAGAAGATTCGAGAACTTCGGGAAATGCTGGAGCCGTCCCTGATGCCCGGCAGTAGACCTGCGAGCGTCTCGGTGAACAGACCTAAGCGTCGCACAATGACCGCCGCCGGCAGACGGGCAATCAGCCTTGCGCAGAAGAGGCGCTGGGCCGCGGCGAAGCGGGCCGCTTAATCCTTGAGAATGGCGTCCCAGTCCATCGCCGGCACGACCTTTTGGCCCAGCTCCACAAGGCCGGGGATCGCACCTGCGTCCGCCATATCCACCGCCGCGGGAAGTTGCCAGTTATACCGCTGCAGGATGCCCGCGTAGTAGAGATTCACGAGATTGCTCTGCTCATCGATGGGCGCGTCGAGCAAAGTGTCGATGGTCCAGGTCAATGTGTCGAGCAGACCTGCAGGCGGATTCGTCTGGAGATCCGGAACAAAGCCGGTGCCTAGGGAGATGACGCGCGTATCCGCAGGGTCGAAATCATCGTAGCGGAAAGCTTCCACGACGGCCTGGTGGACTGGATTGCCGGTGATGCCGGTTCCTCCGTCGAAGCACCAGCCGACCAGGATGGAGACGGGCGAAACATACCAGGGCGCGAAATAGGTGGGAGCTGCTCCCGAGGCGATCGCGCAATCGAGAAGAGAGAGCCCGCCTGTGGTGCCGGCGTTCTTCGGGTTGTCGCGCACGAAATACCAGGGGTGGCCATTCATCCCTTTGGCGGTGAGGAGGAGACGGACTGGCGAGTCGTTGAGCTTCCAGGATGCTGAGGCTCCCAGCCGGTTCACCAGGATCTGCTTAACCGCTTCCGGGTGATAGGCATAACCCTTGAGGATGCGCTCCGCCCAGGACTCGACCGTGGAGAGGTGGAACAGCTTCGGGCAGTCCTGCTGATAGATTTCGAGGATGGTGGTCGCTGGAATGCCGGCAGCGATAGCCGTGGCAATCAGAGCGCCCGTGGAAGTGCCGGCGACCAGGTCGAAGTACTCGCGGCAGAGTTTGCCGGTGCGCCTTTCCAGCTCGACGAGGAAGCAGGTGGTCAGGGCGCCGCGGACTCCGCCGCCATCCAGGCTAAGAATTCGCTTCATTGTTTCCTTTTCTGGCTCGCACCGCTGCCAGAATCTGTCGGAGTGCCCGGATATCCTGCCGTTGGACCATCACGGTCGCGGCCAGAAGTTCGATCATGTCCTGGGAATCGCCTGGGAAGCGCGCGGGAAATGCCCGTTTGAAATTGCTCACCAGGGTGTCGCGCAGGATGATGAGTTCGCGGCGATCGCGCCGCGGGTGGATGCAATTCCAGGCGATGCGAAAGGCCATCCGTATGGCGCGGGGGAGATCTCCCAGGGCCTTCATTACAGAATCACCTGGTTGCTACCGTGGTAGGAGGTGTTATCGGAGTTCACTATCACCTGATTGGTCCCGGGGCGCCATACAGCGATGTGGTTGCCCCCCTGCCATTCGATGATGAGCGGCATATCTCCCGGAATTCCGAATTGCACCGGGGCCGGTGTGCCTGTCCAGACTCCGTTTGAGGGGTTGTAGGAGAGGGCCACTGTCTGGGTGCCCTGCACCATTGTCATTGGCATGGAGGCCAGCGTAACGATGATGGGCGGGGGTGTGACGGTGACGGGCGGTGTGGCCGGGGGAATCAATGCCAGCCGGTAAGCCGCGATTCCATTCTGGACTTCGGTGAGGCTCGCCATTCCGGTGAAGGTGCTCGGTTCAATGTCGGTATCGGTCACCACGTCCCAGCCGTTTTCACTGAATTCGTTGAACTGGTGAAGAATCAGGACCGAGGGCTGCAGCTTGCTTGCGATCGCGATGAATCCGTTGAAGGTGCTGCCGTTCTGGTTTTGGCCGGTTTCCGGATCATAGACTCCGGTGGTTGCGTTTCCCCAGCCGGCCTGCCCGGGGGTTGCCATGGAAGCGGTCAGGTTTTCGGGTTGCCCTTGATTGAGAACATACGTCGGCAGAAGGCTGCTGGCTGAATTCAGGCGATCGACCCATGACCAGTCGGGGTATTGCGCGCTCATTTCCCTCAGTCCGTCCAGGCCGCTCGGGTTGTCCCAGAGTTCGCTTTGGCTGTCCTGGAATCCGCCCATGAGTTTGATGGTCAGGTTTGGATACTTCGCCGCGATCGCCGTCATCTGTCGCCAGGCTGCGGTTGGGGTGATGTCCGTCGGGCAACCGATATAGGCGATTACCAGGGGCTTGCCTTGGAAGGTGACGTTCATTGCCGGGTATTGCGCGATCAGAACGCTGAACCAGTCGAGCTGCTCTTCCACTGCCGTTTTCCCGTTGGTGTCGAGGTCGAAGTAGGACGGGTCGCCGCCGCCCACCAGGGGCACGATTTTGAGCGGTGCTCCCAATTGCGTGAATGCGGGGTAGAGGTTCGCGGTGTTTGCTCGGATCTCCTGGAAGGAAGTCCAGTTGGCCTGTTCGCAGTAGGGCTGCCAGGCTTGGAAGAAGGAGCAGTTGACGCCGTTCGTCATGTCGACCAGGACGCCGTCGACGCCCATCTGTTCCAGCCATGCGGCGTGCTGCTTGATTACCAGGGGGTCTGCGCTGTCGTAGCCCTTCAGCCCTGCAGCTTGCATGGAGGGACTGGTCAAGAGGGGCTGGGACGTGCTCCATTCGAAGCCTACTGCTGAGGGACCGAACCATGCCTCATACTGCATCAGGACTATGTGTGCGGGGGTTTGTGCGCAGAGTGCGAGGGAGATGAGAAATAAAGTAAGGAGTTTCATTTTGTTATTCGCGGCAACGGAGAGTGGTCTGCTTTAAGCAGGACGGTGCGCCCGGGGGAGAGCGGACGGTCAAACCGTCGCCGGTGCGGCGCTGCCCGTCCGCCGGGTGTAGGGTTGCTGTATGAGGATGAGGACCGCGAAAGGCCGGGCGGAGCTGCAGTTAAAAGATAGGAGAGATTATCGGCAGGCTCTCATTTATCGGTTGCAGTTCGCGCACGGAGAACGGCGCGGGAAGTTGGAGGCGAGCCTCGCAATCACTGAACGGGCGATCCGGGCGTTGAAGGAAGGCGACTGACTGATGAAACCGCTAAGCCAGCACTAAACTGCCGTTGCGGAGAAACCCATGCCACTTCGGGAGCGCTATGCTTCCCGCGCCGGCATTGCAGGTGACGCCGTGTTTGTCTACGGTGATCAGAGGCGGCGTTCCGTGCCGGACCCAGCAGCGGTGAATTTTGTCTGAGGGGAGCCCGCAGTTACTACAGCGCGAATCGATATCCCAATCGCGCGTACCCTCGCCGTTTGGACAGCGCACAAGCAAGTGCGGCTCTGTCTCGTTTTCCCAGTCCCAATTGCGAGATTGCCATGTGGCGAACCACATAGCGCCGACGCCGAACTGACTGTTGTGCTGGCGTTCCTCGCCCGTGTCTTTCCTTATCCAGCCCATGATGGAGCGCCCGAGCGGGTCCCATCCTTTGTCCGGGAGCATGCTGCCGGGCTCATCGTAGATCGCTTCAATCAGGAAACACGGATACATCGAAATTCTTTCTTTCTCGCCATCGGCCAGCGCCTCTTAGGCGACGGTTTGGCCGCATGGCGTCTACCCCGGGCCGAGAATTCCGGTCAGCAGATCACACCCCGTTGCCGCGAAAAGCCCCTACTTCTCCTCATGCTGGAGGAACGCAAATAATCCAGTAAGGGCTGCTGCCGCCAACGTAAGGACGGCAGCATTCCCTGACACGATTCCAATCGCAGACAATCCCAGCACCAGAGCTACCAGAGCGATGATGATGGGAGTTTGAGACATTACCCTGCGACCGGATGAGGGGCGGAAGGGACCACGGGGGCGACAACAACGGGGATCGTGTGGCCGAGACCGATTGCCGAAACTACTCCGAGGACGGAAGGCGTCAAAGCCTTCACATCATTGATTTCGTCGGCTGCGATCTGAATGGTCAGAGTGCCGGAAGCCAGAGCGGCCTGCATGGTCGCCTCGTCATTGAGAGCCACGGTAACTTTCGCCAGCATGGCATTGGACGCATTGCCGACTGCGGAGATAATCGAGCCTGCCGCCGGATCGATCACGGTGGCCACAGCTACAGCGGTAGGAATGGATTTGGTGGCGAAGGCTACAGCCGCCTGAACCTTGGGAAGATCGCTCACACCGAGCGATTTCAGCGCACCGTAGCCCTTGGCTACCGCATGCTCGAAAGAAGTGAAAAACGTCATTGGGTATTACTCCTTGGACTTGGCGGTAGCGGACTTGCCGTTGACCACCTGCACGACGGTGCTCGAAATGGTGCTGGTAGTGGCCAGCTTTTCAATGCCGATGACAGGGAGGGCGGCACTTCCCAAAAGCCCGACGACCTGCGCCGGGTAGCGGATCCACTTCGGCAGCGGGGTGGTATTGTCCGCGAGATTCTTTACCAGCCTGGTCGATTCCTTGGCGGTGGCGATGGTCTCGGCGGTGAGCTTGTCCGAGTTATTGCCGATTTTCTGGAAGCTCGCGAGCATCTGAGGCATCGCGTCCTGGACATCGCGCATTGTCAGTGCCGTCTGCCCCGTGGCGACTTTGGCGGCCGCGATCAATCCGAGGGTTTGCGCCGGAAGCGCGTCGCGCCGGAAGAGAATTGCAGCGGCCTCATCGGCATGAGCCGTGATGCTGGTCATGTTCTTGAACGTCGGCGCCAGATCGGCGCGCAATTCAGCGAGCTGGTCGAGGGCCTGCCCGGTCCGCGCATTGGTGATCTTCAACGCTTCGGCCACCTGGCCGTTCAGGGCTGAACCCTGCTCGCGAATCGCTGTCATGGCATCGAATTCGATGGCGGTAAGCTGTTTGCTGGTATCGCTTCGCAAACCGCGAATCTGGCCGTTCAGAAACGTCAGTAAGAGCGCGCGCAACGGTACTTTGTCTTCGATATCCAGGCTTCGCGGATCGCCGTCCACCACACGCGAAAGCTGGGAGGTCAGATCCTGGCGGATCCCGGTGAGCTGCGCCGGCAGACTGGCCACGGCGAGATTGACGGAATGGACAGCGAGGGCGGTCTGCACCAGGACTGCGAGTAACGCGGCGAGGGCGAGGCAGACCAGCACGTCGCGAATGGGTTTGATATTCATGGTTCTATGGCTCTTGATTTCCAGATAAAGCCCCAATACCTTGGCGCTATTCGCTGGTCGTCGCGCGGTTCATGCGGCGAGCCTGGATGCAAAGATCCGGAGTGCTGCTGCGCCCTATGCCGGGAGCCTATCGGCGTTTCGGAAGACGATCCTCGATGGGATGACCACCCGGAGGATTGCGGTGATTGCGGGCTATGCCGTGATCGGGTGCCGGTGATCTTATTTCAGGGCAAGGGCAAGCACGTGAAACAGGCACAATTCCATATGGCCTGTTTCCAAAAGATCGTCTACTTTCGGTCCGCGATCGCGTCAGCCTGACTGCCATCGGCCAGCGCCTCTTAGGCGACCAGATCACACCCGCTTGCCGCGAATCACACCTTAGGCCGCTGCCTGATCTTCGAGCGCTGACCAGGAAGATCCCAGCTCAACAGCTCATAGATCTCAGGTTCCGGCCATTGCTCGATCGGAATCACTTGATGCCCCTGCGGATATCGCGCCGGTCTTCGAGCAGATTCTGGGCGGTGACCGATTCGTCAATCCGCTTCTCTCTTTCATCCATCTGGGTCTGCACACGCGTGATGGTGACCTGGAGGGAATTCAGCGTCAGCACCAGCGTCTCGTTGGTGGCGGACGCCTTTGCTGCTTGTACTTCGACCACGGTCAGACGATTCGACAGGGACCCGTACTGGACGGCGAAACCGAGCAAGAGTACCGCCGCGGTCAGGATGTGCCCGAGGTCGATTTTGTAATCAATTTGCATCGCAGAAATCGTACCCGAGCCCTAGTAGTCCTCTTCCGGATCGCTCTGGGGAGGCTTCGGCCGAGCCACCGGTGGGCTGAAGATCGGATCGGGCCCGAAGCGATTGGTCACACGCCCATTCCAATTCGCGCCGTGGGTTGCCGCTTCGCTTTCCAGGTGATAGCCGATAATCTCGGGCAGCATGTGGCGTTTGTTGCGGGGCCAGAGTTGCGCAAACTGAATGTCTCCGCGGGCAGCCGTGTCATGCGTCGCCGGATAGGCTTCGACGCCTGCAGCTTTATTCCAGAGCTGGAAGAACCCGATCGGCACATAGCCGCCGGTGTGCGGCAGCCACACGCGCGTGCCCAGCGGGAACGCTTCGGTGTGTATCCACGAGCCATTCTCATGCTGGAGCGCCGGGCAGGTCATGAATTGCAGCCACGCATCAAAGGAGGGCACCATGAAGCGGTCGATGCCATAGAGGCAGGACTTGTCCAGGTCCGCAGTTTCAATCACGCGGCGGAACATCGGAGGCATAGCCATGTCGGCATCGAGCTGCACGATCCAGTCCGAGCACTCCAAAGCCTTCAGGCCAACATTGATTCCCGCCCCCTTCCTGAACTTGCCCCAGTGGGCCTGATATTCATCCGTCAAGATGCAGGTGACGTGATGGAATTCGCAGACTCGGCGGGTCAGGTTGTCAGTTGGCGCGGTGACAACCACGAGATTGTCGAACTGCGCCTTGTTGTAGGGGAGGGTGTGAGCGAGAAAATCCCCGTAATTCACGCACGTGATGACTGCTTCTAATTTCATAGGGTCTCGGAGGGGCCGCTGTGCGGCGGAAGAAAGCGATACTGCTCGGTGATGTTCGAAGTTCTGGGATACTTGAGCTGGTCGACCAGGTCGTAATAATCCGGATCCTCGAACTTCTCGCGATAGATCCGTTCCCATCGGGCGCAATCGCAATTTGCGAAGCCACACCGGCAGACGGAACGGCCGGAGCGCATGGCGGAGAACGCGATGCTGCGCGCACAGGCCGGACAGATTCCGCAGGAGCAGCGGTTATTGCGATTCGGCATCAGGCGGCCGTTTTCAACTCATTGACAACAGTGTCGAAGAGATCGGCTGCGGAGCTGACGATATGTTTCAATATCCACACGTTCCGAGGATTCACATCCGTCTCGTGATCGTGGCTCATCGCGCGCGGATTGCCGCGGAGGGAAGTTTCTCCCGAATTATCCGCCACGGATTTCAGCAGGATCCTGACGATTGGCCCCCTGCGCTTGCGGACCACGGTCGCGTTCGGCGCTTCGGCCAGACGGCGTGCGCGAACCGAGTCCTGCCCCACACGTTCGACAATGACACCCTCGCCATTGCATACGGGAATGCGAGTTGACGCGACTGTGTTCATGATTTTGGGGGGCGGACTATTTTAGAGACCGGCCCGGCGGTCTTGTGGGATCGAAAGGGTTACTTTCCGAATCTCACGGTGAGGTCTTACGCTGCCTTGGGCATTTCGACAGCAATCAATCGCTGAATGGCTTTGATCTTGCGTTTGCCGGTGCGGGCTTCGATCTGGAGCGCTTCCGCGGCGGAGTTGCCGACTACTCCGGCCAATGCCTTGAATGTCACGTCGCAAATTGCGAGAACGGCTCGCATCCCGCCGGCGGCCTTGCAGACCTTGGCCATGGAGACCCAGGACTTCTCGAAAGGCCGGGGATCGATCTGGATTACGAACCGGTTGCCTTCCGGGTAAGCCCAACGGCTCGGATGCAATTCCTCATCGGGGTACCAGCTTCGGATCGTTTCTTTGAGAGCGTCGAGGCGCTTTTGCTTGGGTGCCCATATCTGACTTTCCTGATAAAGATCGCCAAATTCATCAAATATGGCGATCTGTTCGGAAGTTGCCACGGTCCAATGATGCGCCCGGCGGAGGTTGCGGGCTATGTGTATAAGCTTTAAATCTGGGTATTCTGGAGACTGGCGTATGAAATGCGGAAGTTTATTTGAGGCAAACCTTCACGTTGAGCAGGCGCAGACGCGAGATTCTCGAATTGATCTGCCTGGGCTCACCGGCGAAGATAATCGCACACGAGCTCGAAATCACCGTTAACACCGTAAACTCCCACATTGCCGATATCTGCAGGAAAGCCCAAGTTTCGAGGTCCCAACTGGTAGTCTATGCACTCCAGCATCCCGCCGCATTGATCCGGGGGAGGGACTGTTTGCCCGGGTTGCATCCCAAAGGGTGCGCCTGTGATTCGCCGTTTTGCAAAGGCATGAGGAGCGCTGCCTGAGCTATGAGAACGATTCTGATTGTCGAAGACGATCCAGCCATCCTGAAGCTGGTAAAGAGCATCCTGCTCGAGGCGGAGGCCTATGAAATCCTGTCGGCCAAAACCGGAAAGGACGGTCTTCGCATCGGGCTCGCCTTTCCGCGCCCCATCGATCTCTTGCTGGCCAACGTAATCCTGCCGGGGATCCTGGGCACCGATGTGGCGGAGAAATTGAAGGAGGCGTGGCCGGCGATGCGGGTGATCCTGCTAACCGGGAAGGCCGACGGGGACCTGGCCGTGCTGCATGGCGGGTGGCAGATCCTCGAGAAGGATCACCTGAAGGCAGATCTGCTGGCGCGGGTGAAAGCTCTGCTGGAGCGGGTGAAGGCTGAACCGGGATCGCATGCCGGCTCCGGCCGATAACCTTCCAGCCTACCTGCCAATTCCCTGTATCCTGCACATATGATTGCCCAGTTGTGACGGCATGCTCCTGTTTATCGCGGCAACAAGGTGGGTGCTGCTGGGGCAGGACGGTGCGCCCGGGGGGAGAGCGGACGGTCAAACCGTCGCCGATGCAGCGCTGCCCGTCCGCCGGGCATTGGGCGCATGATGGAGCATGAAGAGATGCCGCCGCTGCCGGCGGATCGTGCCGCTGCACGGCTGCCCCTACTGCCTCGGACCCATCCCGTTGAAGCCGCTGGCTCCGGGTCCATCGAAGCGCTGTCCGCGCCATCGGCCAGCGGCGCTTCGCCGACGGTTTGGCCGCATGGCGTCTACCCCGGGCCGAGAATTCCGGTCAGCAGATCACACCCCGTTGCCGCGAATCACGCCTTGAAGCTTCTTCCTGATTTTTGAAAGTGTATCCTGCACATATGATTGCCCAACTGCGCCGTGAAGCCCTCAATCAAAGTCTGGACGCCTACGTCGAAGCATTGAAAGGCCTCACCGATGAGGAACTGAGCCGGGAGCGGCGGATTCTGCTTCATGTTCCTGAGCTGCGCGACGTGCTCGAACGGGAGAAGTCGCGCCGGAAGCCGAGGGCGGCGGGGGCGTAGGGCGGCCGTGTTTCCTCCACGCGTTTTTCCCACCCCAAGCGATCTTCAGACGCGCTCTTGGAACTCGCCGGCCGCCTGAGGGTATGATATTACCTGCCCAGCGGCTTCGGTTTGCCGGCATATTTGGCGGCATAAGCAGCACCCCCGAGTTTGGCCCGCGCGATGCGCTTCCGAGGCGATATCGTCATACTGGCGCCCTGGCGAACCGCCGAATCCGCGCGGTAGCAGCCGCAGGATATGGTAACGCCGGCCAGCAGCTTCGATCCTCTGGCGATGGTTCTCCCGCCACAATCACAGATGCAGGGCCAGTAGGCATGGCGGTCGCGGATTTCGGGCTCACTCCGCGGCGGGATTTTAAGCCTTCCGAATCGGCGGCCGGCGAGATCGGAAATGCGCGCGCTCATTGACGCGACTCCCCGCGGATGAATTCGCCGATGCCGCTCACCAGCTTGTCGATCCGCTCCCCGATCTCGGCGATGCGCGCATCTGTCCTGCGCCCGTTCTCTCTGATATCCAAAATGGCTTGGTCGTGCTGCTGCAACCACTCGCCATGGCCCTTTATCAGCTCGGCCTGCCTGGCCTGAATCCCTACAACCACAGCGAGGGTGTCCTGCAATTCTTTCATCGTCATATCGGCCATTTCTGATTTCCTTTTCGGGGAGCTTACCTACTCCCCGGTCCGGGTACCACCCCAGAAGGCTCCGCTTACGGAGAGGACCGCGAACGAGCGGAAGAGCCGCGCGGCGGAGCTTGATTTATTTGACGTTGTGATGCTCACGCAGGTGCGTAGACATCAAGTCTTTTAAGGTGGCGACCTCGCCCGCCAGATGGTCGATCTTATTGGTGACGCGCTCGAAGTCCAGTCTCATATCCGCTCGAAGAGCGCCCATTTCGGCGCGGAGCGTCTCTTTGGCTTCGGTGATGCGGCTGTTGGAGTAGATCAGCATCGACAACGGAAAGACGATGGCGATGGCGAGAGTCAAAAGCTGTTGATCGTTCAATTGGTTTTCTCCTTGCCCGTTGGTGGCGGGCTACTCTTAGAATATACCATGCGGCCCGATTGAAGTCAAGAGATTCTGGCGGGAAAGTGCGGACCCCCTAGCTTCAGCTTCGCAGGAAGGTGGGACGATGCCTCCTGTATCGGAGCGTAATGGAACAGAGGCGCGGGCACCGGGCGCTCCTGAAATCGAACGCGCCGAATAGTTCGCAGAAAATACTGAGTCCAGAGAAATTGCTCGATCTCCGACCTGACTTCAGAATCGGCGAGATCCGCGATTTTGTCCACGAGCTGTGCGGGCGGGAGATTTGGATGAAGAGTCAGCGCGTTGCGCGCGAGATCCTCCGATGCAGATTGAAGATCGCCTACGGATAGCTTTGGCGTTGTTTTCATCAGTACACCTCCTGCCACTGGCGTAGCGTGCTAAAACTCTGCGTGTAGCGCTGAAGCCACACTCTGCAAAAGGGCCGACTTAAGAGTTTTTTCATCCTAAACCGTCACTTTCAGCCACACTCTGCAAGCGGCCTATTTCTGGGGTTCGCTCCCTTTGACGACCCGGACTTTCCACCTGGCCGTAGCGTAGAGCCGGCGAAAGGTGTCGAGGTTCTGGCGAACGGAACCCTCATAGCTCCTGTTGCAGCTTGGGCACTGAGATGGGATTGCGGTACTGGTCTCTGCGGCGTCAATGGATACTTCCGTGTGGCAATCCGTACAGGAGATTACCAGCCAGCGTAGCTCCGAGAAGTCGAGAAGCAGATTTTCTTCAATGCTCATTTCTACCCACACTCTGCAAGGGGGCTATTTCAGCGTGGCCTCCGCTGCTCGCGATCTCGATTCTTCGAGTAATAGATGCGCCGCCCTGGAAACTTCCGCGGAGATTTCGATTAAGGCAGACAAGCCAATCAGCACGAGACCGAATATGAAGCTGGCCCCCGCTGCGAACAGGAGCGGCCGCATCGCCGCGCTATCCTCCGCGCCGTTTTGAGCCACGAGCCAGCAGTATGCTCCCAGGAGGGGCGCGAGAATTGCTGCAATCCAGCCGAATATATTGAGAGCCGTGATAGTTCCGGCGTGCTCTTTCAATTGCATCATTTCGATACCTCGCGATTTTCCACCGCTTCCGCAATCCGCTGAAGGAGCCCGAGGGCCGCGCCGCTGGCGAAAAGCAGAACCGAGGCGACGGCGCCCGCCAAGGGGATGAAGAAGTCTCCCAGCCGCGTTCCTCCCGAGGTCCCGGCATCCTGCATCTGTAGGCCGATGAATAGGATTGCTGACGCGCCAAGGGCACTCGCGGCAGCGCAGTAGAGCACCTTCACAATCGGCAACATTTTAAGCGCCGGAGGCGTTCCGGTTGTGGCAGCATCACGCGCTCGATAGTAATCCATCACTTTCCTGATTTCTTCTTCCAGCGGGCTTTGCCGCCAGCGGACTGAATCCTCTTTCGCTCCTCATCGCTCATCGTCGCGAATCCTTTTGGTACTTTTACCGCGCCACCCTTCCGTCCGAGTTCTACGGCGGCGGCATTCTTTTTTCTTGCCATCGGGGATTTATTCTATCAGGAACCGCTTTTTGCTGCTTACTGCTATTGACAGGTGCTAGCGCTAGCTGCTATTCTTAAGGAGTAGATCAACACGGTGGCGACACCTTAAAGCGCAGAGGAAACAAAGCATGATAGACCGCAACGAAGACGGCTCGCCCGACATCCTGGACTCCGTCGCCATACTCCGCTGCCAGAACTGCGGAGAGGTCGCCGAGCGTCTCACCCAGATACCCGAATTCGATTATCTGGGCTGCGACCCTTGCGTCGAGGAGGCGATGGCCGTCATCGCGCGAGAGACCGCGTTCCTCGCCGAAACCGGCTGCACTCTGCAGGAAGCCGAAGCGTTCCTCGCCGTGGTCGTAAAGCCCGCGCGCATCGCACGCCAGCAGGGCGAGCTGTTCGGGGAGGTGGCGTAATGTCCTACTCAGTCACCGATGCGGGAGAAGACGAAATGCGCAGCGAACTCAAGGCGCTGGAGCAGCTCAATGAAGATCTCGACCAGGCTTCGTCCCTGGCGCGAGACTGCGGGACGCTCTGCCCGGAGGCGGAAAAGCTGGTCGACCTGGCCTGGTGGTTCACCGAGAACGCGATCCGCGAAACCACGGGCGCGTGCTCCGCGCATTCCGGAGCGGGCTGCCAGTGCTGCGCGCATTTCAGCGAGCTGAAGCAGCGGGCGAGCAGCATCCAGGGGAGGCTCTAAATGCCCACACAAAAGCTTGAAATCACGCCGAACGTTCCCATCCAGATCGCCCTCAAATACCCGGAAGGCAAAATTGTAGAGGGGCGATTTGGCGACCAGGTCTACTTCTCGCTCGCGGAACCGCCCGATTCCTGCCTCTACCTCGACCTGGGAGTAGCGCAGACCATCAACATGCTCGGCCTCCGGAGGGGGCAGCTCTTCTGGGCATGCAAGCGGTGGACCGGGAAGAGAAGCGATTTACCGGTGTGGGACTTCTGGCCCGTCGCCAAAGATGAGATGAAGCCCGCACATCCCCCGCTCTCCGCATGCGCCACCGGGCTTCCCGAGTCGGAACTCGAACAGCAGCTCCGCGCATCGCTCGCCGAGATTGAGCGCAAGAAAAAGGCCGAAGCGGTGTCAGCCGCCCCGGCCCCGACTGCGCCAGTTACCGCAATTACACCATCACGTCTACCAGCACAGCCACCTTCAAACAATGGCAATGGTACCAGCAACGGACACAGCGCACCACCAGTCAATGGGAACGGAGCACCGAAGCCTTACGCTGTGGCAGGCATTCCGGCCAAGATCCCGTACGACATCGCTTTCCGCGAATTGCTGGGCGTGGTGGTGGACGGCCTGGCCGCCGCGCATGAGCAATGGAGTGATGCCGCCAAGCAGGATATGGTGAGCACTCTCATGATCCAGGCTTCCCGCGACGGTTTTCTGTCCTGCTGGAATCGGGGTGCGAAATGAGCACCCGCACCGCAATTCTCTACGACGCTCCGGGGGACATTCTCTCCCCCAGCAGCGCCTCCCAATACCTGGGATGCTCCGCCAAGTATTACTACCGCAAGGTGGTCAAGATCGACGACCCGCCCACCGGTGCCCTGACCCTGGGTTCGTCTGTCCATTCGGCGATCGGCGAGAACTTCGCTCAGAAGCTGGAAACTCACCAGGATCTGGATATTGCCGGCGTGAGCGCAATCTATAACAGCGCCTGGGCGGAAAAGGCCAAAGACACCGAGTTCCGCGACGATGAAGATCCGGCCACCATGAAGGCTCAAGGGCTCGCCCTGGCGCTGAAATATCTGGACGAGGCCTGTCCCTCGATCCAGCCGGCCGCGGTGGAACGGCACGTCTCTGGACGCATTGGCGGGGTGTTGGTGCAAGGCTTCATCGATCTGATGGACGTCTCCGGACGAATTATCGATCTGAAGACGGCCGCCAAGAAACCGACCGAGATTGGAAGCGATTACCGTTTTCAGTTGGCCACATATCAGCAGCTTTGTCCGGAGGCTTCCGGAGAGGCGAGGCTCGACACGCTGGTGAAGACGAAAGCCCCCCAGCTCATCCGGCTCGATTGCAAATCGGAACAGGCCGCCATCGACGCCACCGAGAAGCTTTATCCGCTGGTGCAGCAGAGCATTCGCGCCGGAGTCTGGCTCCCCAACAGATCGCACTTCATGTGCTCCAGGAAATACTGCGGCGCGTGGAGGAATTGTCAGAAGGATTTCGGCGGGACGGTGAGCGAATGACCGTCAACAAAATCATCGAACGCGCCCGCCGGCAGAAGCGGATCCGCGACGGCCTGGTGCTCTGCGACAACTGCGATAATCCGGCCTCGAAGGACCTGTCAAAGGCACTCAGTTGGACAGCTTGCGCGCCATGCGTCTGGGGAGAGGCGGATTCTCTCGATCCCAGTGATTTCATCGCGGTGCCCAAGTGAATAACTTCACGCGCGAGCTGCGCCTCCAGCTCCAGGCCTTCCGACAGGCACTCCCCGGATTGGTCCTCCTCGCGGTATGGATTATTATCGCGTTCGGATTGGGGGAGCGATGACCTACTTCCTAACCCGGAAAGAAGATGGACGGGAGTGGCAGGTTCCCGCGGTGTGGGAGGAATGTTACTTCTCGCTGATTGAGCAGCTCACCGGGCTCGACCCTCCGATCGCCGGCATGATTCTGCGCTCCGGGCAGGCCATCATCCACCCCGCCTATGTATTCCGGAGCAGCGCCGGAGGCCGAGCATGATGCGCTTCCTTTCCTCGCGGTGGACCTGGAGCATCGTTACTGTTCTCTGGATTCTGGCGAAGGTGATTCGATGACGCGCCTGTCCCGGTTTTTGCGGTATGCCGTGCTCGACCAGGTCGTAAGGGCGCCGCGGCGTTCGAGGGTGCGTCGTGGACCTGCCCGCAGTCGCGATTACAAGGCGTGGATTCGATTGCAGGCGTGCTGCTGTGGTTGCAGGCGGGGGCCTTCGGAAGCAGCTCACACGGGGCATGATGGAGGTACGAGCCAAAAGGCATCTGATTTTAGCTGTGTGCCTTTATTTTGGAAGTGTCACCGGCTTTACCACCAGGTGGGAAGGGATGAATTCGAACGGATTCACGGGATAGACTTCGACCTGGTTGTGGAAGGATACTTCGTCCAATGGAGTGCGCTCCAATGACGGGGTGGTTTGGCCGTCTGGCTCTGCTGTGGTATCGGTGGCAGGCGAATAGATTTCGACTGTGGAGGAGAAGATGAGGTTTAGCCCTGAGATGCTGTCTTCCGCCGGCGTGGGTTCACGAGGGACTGGATCGCGGGTCGGGTTAACGCGCTGTACCTGGTGCGGAGAAGCCCTGGAGCAATACGACCGGCATCCGGCATTTTCGGATGCCGTGCATTTTGAGTGCGGCTTTCGCTCCGTCGTCGGATCGGTGGCGCACATTGAAGGCCGCTGCAGTTGTTTCATCGCCGGTTCCGACGAAGGCGACCCTCAGGGTATGACCAAGCGTCAGGCGGCGCAGTCGGCGCTGAAGACTTTTATGGCGATCCAGTCCCCCGTGAACCCCGATGCGGAGCCGGAGAAAGGACCGGAGGGCTAGGGAGTTTCGTGGGTTCAGAATATGGAGGGCGCGAAAGTGAAGTGGAATCCGAAAGCGAAGTGGAATCCGTTCAGGCATAAACCGAAAAGCGCCGGCGTGAAGTTGCCGGAGTTCCTTCCCATCCTCGAAGAAATGGTCCGAGCCTGGGAGGCAATTACCGATCCGGACATTGACCGCTCGGCCCGGAATCTCAAACCGGCCGGCGAGGACGATACCAAGCTCGGCGTGATTCATAGTCATGAGGTTCGGCGTACCTGGGCGCTGGCCGATCAAATGCGCACCCGCTGTTTCGAATCGCGCCTCTACGCCACGTCGAAAGCGGATAGCGAAGAAGAATCGCGGTTTCAGCTCGAACAGGCCGCCCGTTTCGACTCCATGGAAGATTGCCTTCGCGAACTGTTCTGGACCCAAGTGAGAGAGGATATTGGCGTGTGGCTGGAACAGTCGATTGGTCTGCGCAGCGGTTGGATGACGGTTAAGACCCGCGAACGGTCGGCCAACCCACTCATGAAAATCTTTGGCGGGGAACTCCCTCCCGGTTTTCCGGGTAAGGAATAGATCGCCAGAAACCGGCATCCACAATGAGATCTTCCTGGGAGCGCGACGTCAGCTACAACGCCCGGCGGATCCGCGAAGCCGGCTTAACGCCCTGGGCGGAAGCACGACTGTGGCGCCGGCGGTTCCTCTTCGCCGTATTTGTGAACGTGGTGCTGCTGGTGGTGCTGCTGGTAATCTGCGCCGCCGAACGTTAGGTACCCTTGGCGCCGCTGGATTGTTGGCCGGTTGCACCCATGGCGAGAGGCGTATTTTCGAGGATGGCCGCGCTGAATGTCGAGGTCTCGCGGTCCACTTCCTCGGCGAAGATTTTGAGCTCTCCCCAGTCTTCCTTTTTGACGAGGGCCTTCATTTGGCGGGCGATTCCGTGGTTATAGGCATCGAATGACGCCGGGACGGTTTTCTCCTGCTTCACGGAGTTGATCAGATTGCCCAGAAAGGCATGCATTTGCTCACCTCGTAACCAGGATACTCCCCTCGTTACGTTGTGAAACGGTCGTTGCATTTGGGCCATAGCGCCACTCCGGTTTACGTTTTAAATCGCGTTCTCGGAAGAACGGGGGTATGCTGCCTGAGAAGTTCACGGAAGACTTCCGTCGTTTTTCTGAAAAGTCTTCCGAGAGTGAGGAACCGTGGCCGCAAACGCTCAAACGCAGATCGATGATTACAGCTTCTGGATTACCAAAGCCGAAGCCGCGAAGGTGCTCAAGGTATCGACAAAGTCCGTCGAGAAATTCCGGGCGGATGGAAAGCTTCATGCCGTGAGTTGGCGCCGGCCGAGCGGCGGTCCGAAAATCATGGTCTACCACCCGGGCGACGTGGAAGCTCTCCGCGCGGAGCGGGTCTATACTCCCCCGACGGCCGTCGTCATGCGGTCAGAAGATATCAGCGAAATACCTGCGAACTCTTCCCAGGACTTCGCTAAAGTGAACCCGTCTCAAGCCGTGGAACTGTTCCTCCGCGCGCTCCTCGATGCCGCCGGTTCTCAGAAAGCTCTCACACCTTCGCGGAAACAGCCAAAGCCTGAAGTGCCATTGCAATGCCGGGTCTTTCTGACCGTGCGGGAAGCGGTCGCATATACCGGCGTGCCGGAACGTCGGCTCAGGGAATTTATTGCGAGTGGGGTTGTGCCGACGGCAAGCGTGAAAGGCTACACGCGGGTGGTCCGTGCTGATTTGGACAAATTGCGATGACTCCCTGGCGGTCTGAGACAGCGCCCGATTCTTTGGCCCGGGAATTGTGGATCATCTGGGTATTTCTTCAGGCCTATTGGAAGCCCGTTGATCCGGTCAAGCGGCAGAGTGACTTCGATGCGGCGCGGCTTTTCTCGCTCAGGGGAAGCGCTGATTCGCCTACTCTTCGCTCCGGCCCGAGCTTCACACCACGCCACCGGCGCGTGAGGGGCATAGAATTGGGATTGTAATTTCTGGGTTGGAAGGGGAAGTGGCCGGCGGTTTGGTTCCGGCCACTGTTGGAATGTGAAAGTCTATTCGATTGGTAGATTTCAGTTTATCGCGTCCGTTGCTGAATTACAGCTCCTGTGGAGTTCTGCGAAAGTAGGGTTACGGAACAAAAACAGGGAAGAGCGGCCGTTACCACCCCTCCCCAATCAAGCAATAAGCGGCATAGTCCTACGCCGAAAGTCTACCCGGACTCTCACCGGTTTTCAATCGGCCGTTTACAAATCCGACATCCCCAGAGCGTTCCCGGCGAATGCATCGCGCCTCCGGAAGTATTGCCGCAAAGTGCTCATGTCGGTGTGCCCGGTGGTGGCCGCAATGAGTAACTCACCGGCGCCGCTTTGCCCAGCTTCGGTGCAGAATCCGGAACGCAGCGAATGCCCCCCATACAGCTTGCTGTCGAGGCCGATTCGCCGGATACACTGTTGCACGATTTGGCCAATGCGCTCCGGAAGCAGCGCCCTTCCCCTCTGGCCTCCGTCGAACCGGGAAAAAAGAGGGCCGGCGAAAGATCCCCTCCGTTCAATCCATTTCTTCAGGGCGATCACCGGACACGTTTCGGAGTGTTTGGCATGATGCAGCCCGATCAGTTGCGCGCGTCGGCCCTCCTGATCGGCCTTCGAACTGCGTATCTTCAATGTCGCGCCTTTCTCCGAAAACTCCACATCGGCCAGCAGCAAGGCGGCGGTGTTGGAATTGCGGAGAGCTCCGGTAAACCCGGTCAGCAGCATGGCCCAGTTCCGGATGCTGACGGGCGTGTCATCCCCCACCAGCAGCACCGAGATGGCGCGCAGTTCTTCGAGAGCCAACGGCAGCACCCGCTCGACCTGCTCAATTCGCTGCCGCCTGGCCCCGCGGAGCAGGCTCCTGATTTCGTCAGTGGCGGGAGAGGGATACCCGTTTGTGCGGTGCAGGTGAGCCACGGCCGCGGCGCGCCGTCCGCAGGTGCTCGTTTTGAGACCCCTGACCAGCATGCTGGTCATCCAGAGCCCCAGGGTGTCCACGGAGGCGGGCAGGGAACTGCGATCCATCTGAGAGGCCCAGAGCGCGAATGCGGCCTGGTCGTATTTGTATCCGGACTTGGTATTTGGCGCCACCAGCGCGCCGGTGAACTTCGAGCGTTCAGCCTGAAGCAGGATGAGAGAATCTGGAACAGCCATCGTCTGCGCTCCTTTGAAGCGTGGGTTGTGGTCAGGGCCGCGGGTGCGTTCATAGCGCATCTGCGGCCCGTTACTTTGAGGTTAGCTGGTCAGGACTTCAGAAACCGGATTCCTGAGGGATTATTCCTAAGCGCGGCGGAAACTCGGATTGTACCGCGAGAACGCCGATACCTCGTTGTAAATGCCGTCCGCAGCCTTGCCGGAAGATCTCCTCCCAGGTATGCTTATTTTTCTCGACCTGCGTCCGCCGTGGAAAGTTGACGCAGAATCGAGCCGAATTTACGCGCCCTGGAAGGTCCGGACGGATTCTATTCTGACACGAATCCCCCCCATTTTTCCATCGCGCTGATTGAGTTTTTTGAATCATCGGGCAGATGTCCGATAGAGAGCGTTTTGGAAAAATGACAGTCCTACAACAGATCGACCACACCTTCTTCTGGCAGCCCTGTCCCTGCCTCCTTCAGCCCAGCCCGTCAAACCTCCAACCCAAAACCCCTGATACTGCTCAACAGGCCTTCATAGCGTCGCTGTTCGGCGTGCAGGTCGTCCGTCAATACCCGGATCTTGTCGTATGTGGCAAGGCCGATAAAGCTGTTACAAATCGCCGGCTCGCTGGCGCGATCGCGCAGTGCCGCGGCCCCCTCCTCAAGCTGCTGGGCCATGCGGGCGACCTCGGACTGGAGAGCAGCGAGTTTGTGTTTGGAGGCGACAAAGGCGAGCACGGTATCGCCAACAAATCGCGCGTGGTCTTCGGTGCTCATGTTTTTATCCTCGCTCATCGTCTGACCTTCTTCTTCCCCGCCTTCTTCGGTGGACGCCCGCGCCCCATCGATGGACTATCCCAATTCGGCTGTTTGCACTTCGGACACCTGTACCTAGCCGGAGCCAAAAAATGACACGTAAACAGAAAACAAAATCAGAGGAAGCAATCTTCCTGCTCCGCGGCAACCACCCAGCAAACGACGGAGTCTGCCTCATGGAGGCTGTAGCAAAAAAGGCCCACGAGCCGCACTCGGATCATCCAGCCTGTTCATCCCCGGTAATCGCGGCCTATGCGCGCGTGCTCAATGACAGGCTCAACGACGAGGACCGGCAACTACTGGTGCCGTTTATTCCGCGCCTGACCGGCACCACCGCGCCGATTGAAATGGAGCGGAAGCGGGCATTCCTGGCGGTCGATTGGTCGATCCGGAAGACGATGCCAATCTTGCTGGACGCGTTCGGATGCAACGCTGAGGCCGAGTCGCTGCGCAATCTGAGGCCGGTGACGGACTCAGATTCGGCTGCCCTCGCTACCCGCGCTGCCCTCGCTGCCCTCGCTGCCCGCGCTGCCCTCAGAGATTCCTGTATTGGGCTGCTGGATGCGATGATTGGGATCCAGCCCGATCAGCCGGCCGGAGGCGCCCGATGAATCAGGCTGGCACGCTCGACACGAAGAGGCAAAGCGAAACAAATTCAGACTCCGTTGTCCCTTGTCGCGTTTGCGGCTGCGACTCATTTCAAACCTGCATAGGAGGCTGCACCTGGCAGGAGCCGGGCTTATGCTCACTCTGCGCTTTCACCGTGCAAGCCGTGGCGGAATGGGCGCTCCGTGCGAGACGGCCTGATAAGGCGGCATTGTGGCGTGAGGTCGAGCGGCGGGCGCTGGGGACCGCGGATGCGGCGGGAGGTGGGATATGAGCGCGCAACGGACCAAGGGTGAGCGGTGGATTGACGGGGTTCCGGATTACCTCTACGCAGCCGGAATCCGCAGACCTTCGAAATTCGATTTAAGCGGGAAAGGCGGCTGGCAGTTCATCACGGAAGCGGAGCTGCGAAGCCAGGCGCGCCCGGGCCCCGGCCACACGCTCAAGTCCCAACTCTGGGCCGTCGGCATGCTTCACGGGCCGAGAAATAAGCAGGAATTGTGCATCGTCTGGTACAAAAACAACCCCAAAAGCAAAAAGGAGCAATGGAAATTTCGGACCATGACGCCGGGAGACATGGCGGCTTTTCTCATCAACGAAGCCGTGGAATATTACGGTTCGGCCGAGCTTTCCGAGGAACAGGGAAAGCTGCTGCGGCAGCGGCTCCGGGAGAAGGAATATTCGAAAGAGAACATCCGTCGCGGCCTCGCGCAACTCGAACTGGATGGCTTGGCCGAGAGAAGGCGAAAGGGTGATGGCAAGCTTCTCCGCGACATGACGCCGGACCAGTGCAGGATGTTGTCCGGCGGCCAGGTTGAGATCTCCTTCTTTTTCGTTCCGAAGGAGGCCGATCCGGGAGGGGTGAAGAAAGAGTGGGCCTCTATGTGGGAAAGTATCCTGCACCCCAACGGCAATCCGCCTGGGTCAGATGCTGACCCGGAGGTAGGCATAATTTGCCTACCTAAAAGAGAAATTCCGTTGATGTTAAAGGGGTTAAAGGTAGGCCTCGGAGAGATTTTTGCTAATTGCCTACCTCTGAATCAGCTCCCCGAAAAGCAGGCCGCGAAGGCCCTTGCGGCTATGATCGCGAAGCCAGAATACCACGACGCGCTCCGCGGCATCTGGGAGAATTCGCGCAAGGCTCTGCTTTCCAAGCTTCGGGAAATCGTTGCCGCCGAGGCGGAGGTAAGCCCTCCAGGCCTACCAACAGAAACGGACAAGGTAGACGCTCCAGGCACACCCGACGTAGTCCCCACGGGCGCCCCTAAGGTAGGCGTCAAATCACGACAAGGTATTAGTAGTAGTTCCAGTAGGGGTTCCAGATCCCACTTGAGCGGGCGGGCGGAAAAGGTAGAAGAAGCGGACAGGCCAGCGCCAGACCCACCCGCCCGCCCGCAAAGTGAATTCGACCAAAAACTGAAAAACTATCTGCTCCAAACCGCGGTCGCCACCCCGCTCGACGACGTCATGTTCCAGCGGATCCGCGCCCCTCTGACCCCGGAACTGTTCGGGCAGTTCGTGAAAGTCGCCGACGATGTGAAGAACCCGCGCAAGTGGGCAGTGTACGAATCGATTGCCAAACAGGTTGCCGCGCGCGGTCCGGTGGCCCCGGGCGCCGGTCAAAAAGAAGACCCGCTCTTGAAGCGCATGAAGGAAGAGGCCGAAAGGAGAAAATCATGGGAGACCAGTTAGATTTCGACAAAGCCCTGAGCTTTGCCCGACAGCTAAAATCCATTCCGAACTTTCCCTGGGACGAGGATGTCATCGTGGCCCATGCTCACCACCTGGTGCGCTGGTGCGAGGGAGCCTTCCTGGACGGCCGCATCTGGCCCGCAGAGAGGCAGGCACAATGGTTGGTCACCGAGGCCCAGGAGAATTGGGAGAAGTGGCTCGGACCCTTTCCCCTGCTTCAGATGTTCCGCGCGAAATTCAAGCTCCAGCACCGGCCGGAACTGAAAGAGGTGAATCTGGGCCCGAAGCCTCCGGTGGAATGCTCCGTCTGCAATGACTCCGGTCTGGTGGCAACTCCAGGGGGAACCGGGTACTGTGAGTGCCTGCAGGGGCAGAGAATGGCGACAGATCCGGCCCTGGGCGAACGATGGCTCGACCTGATTAACGGCAAATCGTTCAATCGGAAAAAGGATCGGCCCGCAATGGAAATCGATGAGGCCGCGTTCGAAGCGTACCGCGCCTCCATACTGGCTCAGATATCCGAAGCCGAGGCCGTGCTGGCCGACCCTGGCGCCAAAAGCGAGGCAAAGGAAATAGCGCGCGAAACCATCCGCGTCTACCGCGCGGAACAACCGGCGGAAAAGAAAAAAGCGAGTCGGAGGTGAAACCTCCCAATCTGACGTATGAAACCTCCTGGCGCTGCACCCACTGCCCAGCCTCGGGAGTAGTATCCATCTCCACAAACGAAGCCTGTGACGCATTATTTCAGGAAGTAGTCATCGAGCACGCCATGCGTTCGCCTGACTGCGCCCTGGTCCATGGAACTTCCGGACTGGCCCTCCAGCCCGTTTCCCAGGAGAAACTCAATTGACACTCGCGGAAGCAATCAAGCTCTTCGACCGCATGGAGCCCGGCCAGGACTTCTGGTTCACTATCGATGGCGAATCGGTCGGCATCCCCTATTGCTGCGAACTCCCGGTAGTCCTGAACAGCCAGGACGGAGTCTCGATCATCCACTGCCAGAAGTGCGGCCGCACCATCCAATTCCTGAGCCAGTGGGTAGTCACAGACTGGGGAACCAAAGGCATCAAATTCCCCCGCCAAGCGCCGGAATTCGATCACGCGCCCGATGAAATCGAAATGCAGGGCGGCATCACCCATCTGCCGGCGGAATTCCGCGAGGTCGCAAAGAAGGCCAATGCCGCCGGCCTGGCTGGATTCGAAGTGGTCGGAACCGAGATCGGCACCGACTGGGAATCGATCGAGCATATCGAACTCTACCGCCGCGAGTTCAGGACGCGGATCCAGATCACCTATCGGAAGGCGGAAACGTAAATGCCCGGCATCCCTCCAACCTGCGAGTGTGGCGAGTGCCGGCTCTGCACTCAGAGACTGGCAAGCAGGCGCCATTACCAAAAACATTCTGAACTCGTGAAACAACGGACAGCCGAGTACCGGAGCAGCCATCCAAGGCGCGGTCAAACTTCTGTCACCGATGAAGAACTCGACCAGCGCGCCATCGAACGCTGGCGTCCGGAATGGGGGCCGGTATGACCTGGATGGAATATGCCATCGCCCGCGCCTATGCCCAACTCGTCTATGAATCCGAGCGGCGCGCCCTCAGCCCCAAAGAGCTGCGCGCCTGGCAATGGCTCGGTAAGATCATCGAAAACTTCGAAGCCGATGACAGGCACCCACGGCCCACCTCGTAAATCCAAGAAAGGAAGTCATGAGCCCCAAAACAGCAAAGGATTATGCAGCCCTCGCCGCAAGAGCCCGCGATCTGGCAACAGAGGTCTCTCCTCTCGATAACGACTCTTGCGCCGAAGCCCTGAAACTGGCCTTCCACCACCTGCGGATTGCCGCATCAAAGTTACAGCAGACCGCGGAATTCAAAGCCGAACGGGAGAAAACGGAATGAACTGGGACGAAGCGAACTTCGAAGACTTGTTGAATCAATCCGAGGTGAAGGATTATCTGCATCGCGCCGAGGCGGAGATGTTTCCAAAAATGAAGGGATCCGCCCTCTCGCTGGTAATCAGCGACGGCAAATTTGATGCGAAACTGGCGCTCGAAGTCGGAGCCGCCATTCTATTTGACAAACCCCTGATCATCCTGTCCTTCTCGGGCAGCAAGCTCCCTGAGGCGCTGAAACGCGCTGCCACTCGGATCATTGAAATCGACGACTTCCAGTCGCCGGAAACCCAAAAGAAAATACAAAGAGCTGTGGAAGAAGCTCTGAAGGAAACGCACCATGAACCCAGCCCTCCATCCCCTCGCCCCTAAATTCTGGCGCCACGAACCGAGCGGAGTATTGGCCCCAGCCATTGAACGCTACCTGAACAATGTCCTCTTAACTGTCCGGGACGTCTCCCTGATCCGCGCCTACTTCGAGCAGTGGGTCAATTCCCCCGTCTGGGATCAGAACCCGTACTATACCCGCGAATCGATAGCGGAACTGCACCAGGCTTCGCAAGGCGGCCGGCGCGATCGCGAGCCGTCGGGATATCGAGCAGTGGGTCAAGGAAGCTTTGGATATCGGAATGGATCCGCTCTGAGCCTCAGTGAATAATGCCGAGGCCCTTCAGGAGCAGGAAGAATGTGCCTCCCCCGGGCGTGGGCGCTCCCGGAACATACTGGTAGGGGCCGATGTCCGGAGCACTCGCCGGCCGGGCGACTCCATCCATGTCATGATTCGTGTACGCCCCGGTCCCTGCTCCGCGCGCGATCGAACCGGAGGTAAGGTGCGCGTTGATCGCGACGGGATCGAAAACGTCGTTCACCAGGCCAGGAGAAGCGCAGAAAGAAGCCGCGCCGTAGGTGCAGGTTGTGGGGATGGTGGGTGCGTCGCCGTCATAGGAGACCCCGAACCCGTTGAACCAGATGTTGTTGTTCATGTAAATGAACTCCAACCCGGCGAACGAGCCCGCCTCGCTGTACACGTAGTTTGAATGCTGTCCAACAGCGAGCCCCCATCCGCCCACGTTGTCGTAGGTGCTCACGGCCCCTTCCACGATGCTGTTTACGATCGTGACACTGGAATTTCGGCTATTCGTCCCGCATTGTGGCTCGCTTCCTGTGCACCGCAGCTCAATGGCGTTCAGACCCTCACCGGAAACATAGGAATTTGCGATGACGCTGGCGCCGTTGTCCACCGTGCCATTGACGATTGCCGATCCGGTCGCCCTACAGATATCGCCCTCCACATAATTGCCTCCTATATCCGTTGTCTGGCCGACCAGGTCCGAGAACGACTGCTTGCTGATATACGTGCAGTTCCCAATGGCAAAGCTATTCGTAAACGTTAGCGTCCCGCTCGCCTTCAATTGATTGCCTGAGTTGCCGTAAAACCGGGACTGGTCCACGGTGACCGAACCCCACATTGGAAAGTCGTAATCGTTGTACAGCACGTCGAAGCCTTCCTGCGTGTTATATCGGAAGGTCGATTTATTGATGACCCAGTTTGCGACGGAGTTCCAGGGCGACACGCCGTCTCCATATCCGCCGGTCTGCTGACCCCAACAATGCGCAATCGTGAGGTTGTCCGGAAATCCAGGATCGTAGACTTCTCCGCAGCCGTTCCACTCGACTAAGACATTCGTCAAATTCATGTGGCCGAAATTGACGATGATGTCGGTGCCTTCATCCAGGTTCCACCCGGCCAGGCCATTGCCGCGGATTGTCACGTTGGTGAGGGTCATGTTCGACCCGCTGCCATGAATCCCTTCAGCGCCGAAACCGTGGATGTTGACATCGGTCAAAGTGATGTCGTGAGCGGAATAATCGTTGAAAAAGACTCCGTATTTGCCCCAGGCTCCGGTGTAGCCTGAATCGTCGCACCGCACATTCGGATTGACGTAGATACATGAGCTGTGATCGTCAAATTGCATGCACCCGAGTTGCTCAAACCCTCCCGTCATGGTGATGATGGCGAGCACTCCGTTGGCTGACCACAGCTCGGGACGGGTCGCGCAGCCACTCTGGTAATTGATTCCTGCGAGCACCGTCGGTTCCATTGCAGTCAACCCGCCTGGAAGTGGGGGCAAGTGAATATCGAAACCCGAATAGCCGTTGAACAGTGGCAATGCGTCCGTACTGTAATACGAGATCTGGTATGAGCCGTTCTCGATGAGAAGATGATCTCCGGACGCGATCCTCCAAACCAGCGGGGCCGACAGGGCGACGAACGGGTGCCGCCAGCCACATGGTTGGGAACTGCCACTCCCACCATAGGCCGCATCCACCAGGCCAGTGCATTGGGCAAAGGTCCCTCCATCCGTTCTCACGTAATAGGTCCTGAACGGATAGTTGTTGTACGCCCCGATTGACGGCGGGCTGGATTGTGGATGGCCCAAGATGTCATTCGCTGGCGCAAGGCTCGAAGTCCCGGCGCCCACTGCGGGACTGCCATATCCCAGCGTGAAGTTCCCGTAGGCGGTGTTGACGAACAGCGGGTCGCTCGTGATGTTTCCGGTTGGCATTGGAGGAATCGTGGAACTGTCAGTGCCGAACCAGATGTTGTTACTGCCGACGATCTGATTGTTTCCGCCGGTCGCCACAAAGAACGGGATGCCGTTGGGCTGGCTGACGATGTTGTTTTTGAAATTCCAGTACAGAGCGCCGTTGCCGACTGCCTCGTTGATAGCTGCATAAATATCGGAGCTGCTCACAGTCGCAAAACTGCCGCCGTTGTAAATGGTGTTGTTATAAAAACTTGCCGTGCCAGAGGCATAGAGATTATTGGTCGGGTTGTCCGGACCGTCGATCGGGTAAAATGCCGCGTAATGCTCAGGGGCATCTCCAAACACGTGGGGGCCAGTGCCGCAGTTCGAGAGAACGTTGTTGTACACCGCAACCGTACCGCGTGCGGGAGAGACGTTGGCCAGCGACATGCACGCGCCGTTCTGGTGGTCGATGGTGTTGTTGTGTGCTGTGATGTTGAACTGCGAGAATCCATGCCACGCTATCGTGCCGGACGCTGTACCCCCGGAAGTGACAGTATATGGCGAGGTCAGCGCGGCATCGTTGTAGAGGGAGACTGTCTCCACGCTCCCGACTATTCCCGGACTGCCCACATAGTATCCCGCGCTCGCGATGACGTTGTTCCCGACGATTTCGATGTATTGCCCGGAAACGAAAAGACCCGGCGAGGTCGAGGTGAAGGTCACTGTTCCGGGCGTGCCCGCGTTGGCGGAGAGCAGCGCTTCTGCCGAACTGCCAGGAGTGCTGTGCACATTGAATCCATGGAAAGAGCTGTTGTTATGAATCGAATTCCAGGCGAAGTCCACTCCGTTGGTATCGGTGCCGAAATAGGTCGTATGGTAGAGCTTGCTCGACATGTGGTTCGTAAATTTCCATGCTCTCCCGGAGAACGAAACAGTGCTGAAAGAATTTGAGGAGAGAACGAACGTCGTGCTTCCCACGGAGCTGACAATGCTGGATTCGTAGACTCCGGTACCTGTGGTATCGACCAGCAAGTGGTCGCCGACGTTCATATTGCTGGTATTGAACGTTGCTCCGCTGAGCGTCAGCGTGATGCCGTCCGTGCTCGCGAGGGTTCCGGACTGCACAGCGCTCGTAGCGCATGGAAAATATATCTGCTGACCGTTCAGGGTCGTGCTGTCGTCCGCGCCTCCGGTGGGGCCGAAGCCGCAGCCAATATTCTTCAGTTCATTTCCGTATATTTTATAGCTCTGAGTCAGGCTGGGATTGTTGTTGTCGAAGAGGGCGTACAGGCATCCAGCCTGACCATTTCCGGCCGGGCACTCGATCGTATTGTTGACCAGGCGCCAGTCGGTTTGACCAAACGCCATCTGGATGGCGGAACCGTAACCCCGCAAAGCGAATCCCACGATCGCGTAGTGGTCGCCGTTGAAATTGTAAATCCCGTTGACGGCCGATGGGTTGTTGTACTCGCCTATCACGGGCTGGGCATCTCCAGGCCAGTTCGCAATCAGAGAGAGCGGGGCGGAGGACGTCCCGGCGTTGTTGAGCACCACGGTCGAACTGTAGGCCACCACGCCCGTTGCTGCTGGAACGGTACCGCGAACATAGACCAGCGCGCCCGATGCAGAGGTTAGCTGGCTGACGCCTTTAGCGATCGTGGCAAATGGCGTGGCGAAGGCCCCGGAATTGCTGTCGGACGGCAAGGTAGACCCGCCGATATTAAACGTATCCCCGACCCAATAGATCGGCGCGGATCTGATCGTAAACGGCAGTCCGTTGCTCGTGCCGCCAGAAGTCGTCATCACGATGTTCCCGGTAGCCGCCGCCGCTCCCAGGCTGAAGCACACCTGTGACTTGCCCAAATGCACGTTGTCGCCCCACCAGATGATTTCAGCCGCCGCTCCCCCGCCTATCGTGAGGGTGGAGCTTCCCTGCGTCGAGCCGAAAAATACCCCATACACGCAGACGATCGCGCCGTTGTTGTTCCGGCTCCCGGTGTTCGGGCCCGAGGTGATGTCGCTGTAATACAGAATGGGCGTCGGAACAGCCCAAGCCACAGATGCCAGCAGCAACAAGATAATTGTCTTCATTTAGTTCTCGGATCCCACCGTAAGAAATGTGCTGCTGGCTTTCTGATTGGCATATTCCGCGGCCACCCAGCCTGCGGCCCGGGCAATCCCGGAAATCCGAAACTCATCAAACTTGCCGGACGCTTTATTGGTCCCGCTCACGCTGGCCCCGAGCGCCAACGAGTTGCCATTCCACACGATGCTTCCCGTCTTGCTCGAGGTGGCTACCTGTGCCCCGTCGATATACATCAGCATCGTGGACCCGCTGTAGGTGAAATCGAACAAGTGCCAGTTGCTGTCAAACGAGTAGGCATAGATGAATTGATTGTTCCCGACGCTTCCCAGCGACCAATAGAGGCTGCCGCCTGAGAGCTGAAATGTCGTCCCGTATGTCGCGGAATCAATATCATTGTCGAAGAAATAGGCGCTGCTGTTGGTACTCCCGGTGTTGAGCCAGAAGCTCACCGAGATGGCGCTTGTCGGGTTGGTGCTCGAGCTGGCCGCAAAATTAGCATACCCGCTGGCGGCATCGTTCACTCCTCCATTTATCAGGCCGGTGGTAGTCGTCAGGCTGGTGTTGGTGCCCGTGGTGGCATTGGACGTGGAATCGAGCAGGGTTAAGGCAGCCAGATGCTGTACCATCCCGAAGTTGCTGTCCCACACGTTCGCTGGAGCGAGACTGCCGGTATTCTGCGCCGTGCTGATCGAGGCGTTGTCGTATGAAACATATACAATCGTCGTGGTTGAGGACGACAGGGCCGTCGGAAACCACGCGACCACGGCCCCGGTCGAGGACGTGCAGGATTCGATCTCCCACGGGATTTTCGTCGAGCCACCAGAGTCCGACGTGAACACCACATCGTAACAGCTTGAATTCTGAATGCGGCTGCTGCCTAATACCATCGCGCCGCTACTGTTCACGGTCGCCACCGGAAACGCGGTAAGGTTCGCGGTGGTCGCGGCCAGAGTCAAAAGACGGCAATGGCTGTATCCGCTGACCGGCGTGCACGGAGCTCCGCCGCCGCCGCTATTGGCGACTCCACCAGGGCCAGGGATCCTCACCTGCGGTATCAGGGGAAAGAGCAGCCGGCTCAACTGCTCCTGAGCGCTCCATCGGGGCTGAGCAGTTGCCAGAGAGGCGAGCGCCAAAATGAGAATAGTGAATTTTCGCATGGCTAGTTAACCGTATAGATCACGTGGACCGTCATCCACTTCGCTGTTCCACCTGCGGTTCCGCTGACAGCCTGAATATAGGTGCCTGCTGCAAGGGAGGTGTTCTGCAGGGTGGCGCTGCAGGTGGTTCCATCAATGCCCGCCACGGCAGTCGTTTTGGAGCAGGCCCTTGCGCCTGATGCGGCAGTGGCGAGTGCGCCCGAAACCAGATTGCTCACCGTGCCCGAGAGCTCGCCGCCAATGATGATATTGGGCGTGCCGCCATCGGCGCGGACATCCATTTCGACCACCGTGGAGGCACCCGGGATGAAGCATCCTCCCACTTGCGGCCCGAGTTGGGCGTTGGCAATCACGCTCGATGAACTCGTGTCACCGAAGGCGAGATCGCACACCCGGTAGGTGTTGACGACTGCCAGCTTTGGCGACGTCACAGCGTTATTCACCAGGCCCGCGGTGGGCAGGCCGGTGGCGCTGGTTAGAACGATTGCCGAGGGCGTTCCCAGTGCCGGAGTGGTCATCGTGCAGGAGGTCGTAAGGCAAACGCTGCCAGTTCCAGAGGACCCGTAACTCGTTCCCCAGGCCGAGCCGGTGGAATTGGCGATGCCGGCGCCCGGGTAGACCATGCTTCCGCCGCTGTTGGTAAGCGTCCAGCCGCCGGCAGTGACCGACGTACAAGCCGGGGCCGGTGTGCCGCTAGTAGCGTTGCACCAATACTCGTTGTGGTTGGTGCTGTCGCTGAAAAAGTCACCCGGCAGGTTGCCGGCTATGGAGCCAGGGGCGGCCGTCCCGAAAAACTTCTGAGGCATCGTGGCCGTGAGGGTTGTCCAAATCAACTGATGGCAGGTGCTGGGCAGGCCGGCCGCGAGGGTTGGACATGTGGCGGATCCGTTGTCCTGCAGGGTCTGTCCGGCGGCGCCGTTGGTGCTGGGCAGGATATAGAGGATCGCCGTGCCGGCTGCGTCGTCCACCGTGAAGCCGGCGGCGCCGCTCGAGATACCGCTGAGCGCCATTGCGCTGGTGAAGCCGGATCCGGTGCCGTTATCCAGGAACTGGCGCCACGTCGGCGTCACCGCCGTGCAGAAATACAGGTAGTGATTGGTTGTGTCCCAAGACAACGCCAGATTCGCGGTCCCCGGCGCGGTGCACGCGCTGGTAGGCGCTCCTGCCTGCGTCACCATCGTGACGATACCTGCGCCGAGGGCAGCGCAGCCGGTGGAGTTGCCGTTGGCGAGGATCCCGGTAGGAGCCTGCCCCGTGGTGCAGGGAGTCGGCAGGGCGGCGAGGGCGCTTGCGGTTCCGGCATTGCCGGCGGCCATCCCCGCTGCAAACCCGATATTCGTCCTTGCCGTCGCTGCATTCCCGAGGTCAGACAGGTTGTTTGACGCCTGCAGGAAGAAGCTGTTGGCTTGCAGTGCCGCCGCTCCCAACCCGAGGTTCGTCCGGGCCGTTGGCGCGCTCGGCAGATCGCTCAGGTTGTTCGAGGCCTGCAGCAGCGTAGCGATGGGCCGGTAGACGTTCCCGTTGATCACGTCGGACCCGCTGCATCCTTCGATGTTGTCCAGCACGGAAGTCGTATAGGTGCCCGAAACCGCATTGAGCGTGATGCACCCTCCCGTGAACCCGCTGATGTTATTGCCCTGGAATAGAACGTTCAGGCTCGTCCCGGTGTCCAGCTCGTTATAGAATCCCGAGCTCGTTGACCCGCCCCCCACCAGAGTGTTCTCGCTGTAGGTGTTGTTGCCGCAATCTGCACTCGAAAAATTGCACTGCTGGTGAATGGCCTGCGTATTCGCCGGGGAACTCGTGCCGGTGGGGGAGATCCAGTTGTGAGCAAAGAGGTTGTGGTTGGCATTCGCCGCAATGGAAGATCCCGTCGTCAGTTGCCCGAAAACCGTATTGGCCGTGAACTCGGAATTCGTCTGGGCCGTCACCGTGGCGCCGCAATAAACGGTGTTATTCGCCGCGATGTTCTGGAAGCCGCTCGTCAGCTCCAGCCCTGGATTGGTACAAAGCGAATTTGAGTAGTAAAAGTTCCCGGTGATGGAGGAGGCCGTCACCCCGGAGAAGGAGTATCCGCCATATGCTGCCGGAGTGCCCACCTGGCTGGCGGTGTTATTTGCGACGATGATTCCGGTCGGCTGATTGCCCCCAAATCCCCCCACCTCGATCGGCAGGCTGTACCCGTTGGTGATCTGGTTATTGGTGATCGTGATGTTCGCCACGGTGTTGCCGCCGGTGGTCGAGTGGAACGCGATGCCATGCTGCAGGCCTGCCGTGATCCCGGTCGTATCGATGACATTTTTGCTGACCAGGATGCCGGTCGTGTTGTGCTCTCCAAAGATGCAATCGAACTTGTTGGAGCTGGGGCAGGTATTCCCTTCGATCACGCCGCCCGCAACCGATGACAGATAAACCGCCCAGTTTGCCGAGCCCTCGAAGGTATTGCCCGTCAGTTTCAGATTGCTGAGCGAAGTCGCCGTGACGGCGCTGCCGGTGAATCCGCCTCCCTGGTTGGCGTCGAAGATGCAGTTCGTGACGGCGATATTGCTGTTCGTCAGCGCCGCCATATCGAAGTTGCCATGCTTCTGGATGACCGCGCCCGCCTGACAGGCCAGCGTCTTGCCGGCAGGGATATTGATCGAGGCATTCAGCCAGTAGGCCGTTCCATTGTTCGGGAGAACCACCGTGGCAATCCCGGAGGTGGCCAATGCGGTTGAAATCACGCCGTAATCAGCGGAACTCCCGGTAGCCAGGGGAGCCGTCAGAGTCCCGGACGTCGCGAGCGCTGCAAAGACTTTGGCATTGGTGAAGTTCGATCGGAGGACCCACGTCGCGGGAGCGCCCGTAACTGTGGCGTCGTAGAGCACCAGGTTCGTGGTGTCGAAGCAGATGTCCTTGCCGGCGGTGCCAGCCAATGAGGCGCAGGAGCCCGCGGACGTCTGAAGCGCCAGCTTGCCATTGAGAATTGCTTCGAGCGCCGGATAACCGGTGCTGGGAACAGGGGTGTACTGGGCGTGTGCCGCGATCGTCAGGCCCAACAACAAGAATAGTTTACGCATAGTGTTCTTCTTCAATGAACGAGAGTGCTCCAGGCTGAGCCGGTGAGCGAAGCCCACTCGGCAAGGGTCAGCGTTCCCCATGACAAGGGAGTCCCGGAGCTGCAGGAGCCGGTTGACACGCCCGAGACAGCGCCGCCCGCGACCGTGACGCAGTAGGAGCCATTCCCCAGGCCGATTACGTTGAGGAGCGCGCCTGTGTTGACCACGCCGATATCCACGGGACTACTCGAGGTCGGCACGTTCCAGGTCCATACCGGAGAGGTCCACGGACCCGCCGAGTGCCCATTGATCGCCTGCAGGGGCGCGGTGCACTGCACCCGGTAATACATGCCGGGAGGCGAAACGGTATCGGTCGGGGCGAGCTGCACCTTCAGGATGCCGTTCTGAAACTTGACCACCACGGGCGCACCGAGGATCCGGTAGCCACTTCCCGACGAGAAGGAGGCCGCGGCCTGAATCGAGCAGGTGCCGTTCAGCAAATCCTCAGTGGGAACTGCGAGCTTCCCGGTGACCGTGGTCATCTGGGCGAAGGCGCCGATCGCGAGAAGGAAGAGGAATGGAAGTTTCATCATGTTAAGCGCCCGGGAACCCGACGACGATCGCGCACGCATCGGTCGCCCCGCCCCCGAAGCCACCTGACCAGTCCGGCGAGAAGGAACCGATCACGCCGGCAACCTGGAAGACCGGCCAGAGGCCCCAGGAGCCGGAATGGACCCCGCTGGCCAGAGCGGTGAATCCCGCGGGCGTGGTCGGAGGGCCGGCAATGTCAGCTTGCAGGACGGCGAAGATCAGATCCGACGGGTCGGTATTGAAATATGGGCCCACCGTGACGGCGGAGAGGCTCGTCTGAATTTGGAATTGCACGGGCGCACCGTCGATCTCCGGCGCCGCCGAGGATCCGGACTGCTGGAAGGCGACTCCGCTGAATTCCGCGGCCGTCATCTCGGTGTAATAGGTATCGGTTGCGAGGGAAAATGTGACGGCGATGGAAGTACCTGAGAGGCTGCCGTTTACCGTGCCCGCCCAAACTTCCAGATTCAGGTACCCGCCCCAGAGGGTATCCAGACTCGATTTATTCGAAACTCGGGTAAACACGACATTGCTGCAAACGATCGAGGTCACAGTCGCCGGCGCTGAGGTTGCCGCGGTGCTGATGCAGACAATGAGCGTGTCGCTGTAGGTCGCCGCCGCGAGGCTCAGGGAGGCCGTGGTGCTTCCGGGTGCGGTTGAGCCAGCCACAGACTGGATGGGAACGATCGGCGTCGCCAGGGAGCCGGTAATGAGGCTCTCCACGGTCACAACTGCAGATGTCGCCACTGCTTGAGCCATGACGACGGGACCGGTCGGGAACATTTTGAGCGCCGGAGTGACGACGTTATCCCTGATCGCGGCAATCATCATTGACGGGACATCGGGATAGATGGGGGCGAACACCGAGATTCCGCCGACGGTGGTCCATGCCGTCTGGGCCTGACGGTATTGCTCGACGGAATACAGAGCGTCGGTGCTCATGAAGGAGTTGATCAGCGAGGAGGCACCCACGGCGAGTGTGACCGTAATGGTAGGAACATGTGCGTATCCGACTCCGGCAACGCCGATTGTCACGCCGGTAACGACACCGTTCGTTAATACGGCTGTGAGCACCGCCGGTGTCGTGATGACGTCGCCCCCATTCGGTACGGCGGCCAGAGTCGGCGCCGCGGCGTAATAGCACCCGCCGCGCAGAATCGGAACCGTGGCGATGCCGCCGCCTGACACAGTAGCGCTGAACGCCGCGCCCCCTCCGAATAACGTGATGATGTTTTCAAGTCCGACTGGCACTAAGCCTCCTTCGCCATTTCCTGGCTTTCAGTGGTCAACTGTTTGCGCACGTCTTCGACCCAGCCGATATCCGTAACTTTGAATCCCTGGAACTGATCGAATTCCAAGACCACAGCCGATGCCTGCGCGTCTTCAATCTGGACGCGAAGAAACCCGAATAACGGATAGGGAGGCGTATAGGTCACTACGCCCGGCGCCTGTTGCTCCACTTTGATTTTCTTGAACTCGTCCTCGCTGAACTTTACCTTCTCCCATACCTGCAGGAGGGGCGCGATCCTTCCCAGGGGTCCGGTAATGCTTCCGAGAATGCCCAAAAGCTTGATGCGCTGCTCGAATGTGACCGTCAAAGTTTTCATCTAAAGCTTTCCTTTATGGGGCATAGAACACGGCGTTGGTCCCGGGATTGTAATAAAACTGCTTCGATCCGGCTCCGGGGTTGCTGCTCGGAAGGCCGCTCATCGTCATCGACGAGGTGGTAGCCGCCCATATCGACGAACCGCTGCGAATCTGCATGTTGGTGGCGTTGAGATTCAAATAGGCGCCCGAAGTGCCGCTGGGCCCGCCGATATAAATGGTTCCGGGATACATGACGATGTTGTTTCCGGACGTGAAAAAATAGATGCCGGTAATAGTCCCAAACGCAGTGCTGATGGTCTTACTGATCGTCAGGGTATTGGTGCCATCGCTTACAGCGAAAGACCCGTTGCTGATCGCGACGGATGAAGCCGAAATCACAACGCTGCTGCTGCCGTTCGAGAAGTTAATGCTGGAAGCATTTATCGTCAGCGTGCAGGATCCTGCGGACATACTGATGCCCGTCGACGCGATGCTCATTCCGCCAACGCCGGAATAAATGAGCTGGATCAGAGACGCGCTGACAGAGACGCTGGCATTTGTGCCGGTGATGGCGATGCCCGACGATGTAGCAGTCAAAGACATCGAGCTGCTGAAAATGGAGACCGCGCTCGCATTCACCTGCACGGTGTTGGAGCCCTTGGTAATCACGATGCCGCCGGAGGTGACCGTGACGGTAGTCGTGGGCGACGCGTAGTTGTCACAGAGCGTGACGCCGGCGGACCCGATCACAACGGCGTTATTTGAGGAGGAGTTCGCGAACGTCGCCGAGGCGGTGAACAAAGCTGTGCCGGCCACGAGCCTGTTTAATGCCAAGGCCGTGAGGGCGAGGTACCCACTGGCGGTCGAGAATGTCGAGCCACCCGACAGGCCAGTGACATCGAAGCCGACCGACTTCGCCAGATTGATGCTCGCTACGTTCAGTGTCGGAGGGCTTCCGCTCACCACGAAATCCGAGGCGACATACATATTGAGGCCGAGCGTCGTGGTGTAAAGCGCGCTCCCCACATTGACGAGAATTGTTGCTTTGCCAGTCCCGTCGTCGGTGAGGGCTGCGCCGTAGGCGAGAACGACGGCGGGCTGGCCGGCGCTGTTGGTTCCACCTTTCAGGCCGGAACCCAGACTGGTATTGCTGGCGCTGGCCGCCCGCTGGCAGGACACGTTATCCACGTACCAGTTGCCGGCAGCGGCGCCCGCGTTCACCCATGCGGGAACGGCGAGGCAGAAGGCGAGGCCGGAAATAGAAGGGATGGTGATGATCGGGCCCTGGAATGGGGTCCAAACTCCGCCTGAAGGCGCGGATATTGTCCAGGCGGCGCTCTGGCCTACGAAACCTCCGCTGGCATTGTAGTAATAGAAAATGCCACTCAAGATGCCGGAAGCGGATCCATCGCTGATGATCCATGCGGAAGCAACGAGCTGGTCTCCAGGGTTACACGGAAAGAGCCCGACAGTCCCGCTGGTGAGTGGAACTCCCGGAGTGCCCGGATAGAAGCGCGGCGCTGCACCTCCGGATGCCGCCAGCAGAATGCTGTTGGGTGAGGTCTTGGTATACGTGGGATTCGTGTTCACCGAAGCCGCGGGGCCTATATACCAGCCCAACGGATTCCCGCTTGCGTCCTCGGAATCGAAGGTCGGATTGCTGAACATCTCCGAGCCTTGGCTGGTGGTGCCGTAGGTTCCAGCGCTATTGGTTCCCACACTGCCATTGAGCAGGGAAGGATCCTGCCGGGTCGGATCCAGGACGCCTGGAGGAGCCACCCCGAAATTCACATCGTTATTAGGCGTGCCCAGACCGGTCCATGGCGCCGCCTGCTTGGTGGCGTTGCCTGAGACATCATTCCATCCGATACCGTTGCGATTCACGCTATAGAGCTGCAGGCGCAAATAATGAAACGTCGCTGCCGTGCGAGGCTGGTAGCCCCAGGAATTGATCGTGTTGCAGATGGCAGTATAGGCCTGCGGCAGATTGTAGAACCGGTCAATCTCTACTTCCACGCCGCCATCGGCAGTGGGCGCCGCCGCTCCGGAGCTGTTGACCGCGTAACCCGTGAGTGAAATGTAATAGGTATTCGGACTGCCTGACCCAGGCATCGGAACAGTGACGGAGGGAATCTCCCAATCCTGAGCGCCGTCCGCATCCACGAAATTTCGAGCGGCGGAGGCAACAGCGCCGGTAACGGCTCCACTTCCGGGAGTCACCGCGCCAAGCGAAAAGCTATTGGAGAGAATCGCGCCGGTCACCGGAACCGTGGTGCCGACGGTGCCGAGCGCGGTGCTGGCATCGCCGTTAATCTGCCCTGGAGCGACTGCGACATATGCGGTAAAGGATGCGCCCACTGCCACCTGAACGTTGATGTAGACCGTTGCCGGCGACGAGGTGCTCACGAACATCGTCGTGTATTCCTGCCAATACCAGGAGGGAGTGTTGAACAGCGCGCTTCGCCGGTAGAACAGGAAAAGAGTGACGCTCTGCACGCCGAGATTCGCACTCCAGGTGGGCGTCACGGCAATCTGCGCGCTGAAACTGCTGTCGGTGTTTACGGTGAGGAAGGAAACGGCGGCCGACACGGAGGTGATCTGCGCGGTGCCCACTGGATTCAGCGCTGTCGTGACAGTGAAGGTGACCGATATCGTGCCCGTGCTTCCGAGCGAATCGGTGACGGTGATGGTGATGGCGGTTGTGGAATAGAACAGAGGCGTGCCGGAGACCACCCCGGACGTGAGGAGCGATACTCCAGACGGGAATGCGCCGGAGGTGACGGCATAGGTGTATGGGCCCTTTCCGTTGGCGACCGAAACCGCGGAGGAGTAAGGGATTCCGACCTGCGGCAGGCCGACTGCGAACCCGACCTGCAGGACGCCGGGAGTGCTGCCGGGAGGGCCGAACGTCTGGATGTTATAAGTCAGCGTCGACGGCCACTTCTGCGCGACAGAATACGTCGGATCGTTGAAAAGATTCGGCGAGTAGGACGGGTTGGCTGACCGGCTGATTCCGTAGACCTTAAAGCGATCCGAATTGTAGGTCCAACCGATGGGGAAATATCCTCCCGTGACGGTGATCGAATGCGAGTTCCCATCATTCGGGATTCCGGCAATCAACGTTTCCGTCGCTGCCGGATAGCCGCCCGCGGAAGGGTAGCCGGTACCTGAGGTGTTGCAGCCAAAACCGGTGAGCTGATACTGCCAGCAGGACGGATCCGCCGCGCCCGCGGTTTGGATCGTCACGGTCTGCTGCCATTGCTGGGCCCCACTGGTCGGATCCGCCGGCAGGAGCGTATAGCCGGACACGCTCAAGGTTGCGCCGGTTGCGCTAGGAGGGCCGATCAACGCCACGGAATAAGCCGAGCTGACCGCGCAATTCGCCGATGCTATTCCGGGGCCCAGATCGACGAAGGAGTTGAGCGCCCAGGCCCGCGCCTTCCAGTTTGTCGCCGTCGTTTGCACCCACACCAGCGCGCCGCCGACGCTCACCGTGGTCTGCCAATATGTCGAGGTGCCGTCCATGTGCACGCGATCGCTGGCCACGATCTGGTCATAGCCCCAGGTCGCGCCGTTATCGCTCGAAAACTGCACGTGCAATTGGGTGCCGAGGGCCGAACCGAGGGAAATCGTCTCTTCCACCACCGCCTGCATCGTGGTATGGGTGGATTGATTGGTCAGGTCCAGCGTCCGGGGCCCGATCTCTGTCAGCGCCACCTGATAAGGGACTGCTGCGGCGCCCGTGATGACGATCGTGCAAACCACCGTTGCCGATGTCGAGGCCGAATCTACAACCTTCCCGGTGAAAGTGGAAGTGCCTGCGGTTGTCGGTGTGCCGGTGATAGCACCCGTCCCGGTGTTGAGGCTCAGGCCTCCAGGCAGAGTTCCGATGCTGATCGAATAGGTATACGGATAGACCCCGCCCAGAGCCGTGAGCGCCGCGCCATAGGGAGTTGTTACGCCGCCGCCGCCCCCGAGAAACGAGATCGACAGAGACGCCGGCGTGCTTCCGCTTCCCGCCGCTCCGGCCGCACCCGCCCCGTTGACTTGGATGAATCGCGCCATATTTCAGGTTCTTTTTCGGACCTTTTGCCGATTTACAGACTGTGGCCCGGGCGCTACACTAATTTCGATTTCGAAATAAGGGAGCTGTCCGAAATGGGCAAAACGAAGCCGGGGTCTGTCGGGGAAATCGAGGCCGAAATCCTTGAACTCGTCAGGAACAATATGATTTTGCGGCCGAAGATGCCGGCAGCTATTCTGGCTGACACAATCTGGCTGGAGGAGGGGCAAGACGCCTTGCGCCCGATGGCCGGGATTCTCATGAGACGGCACCTTGAGCGCATCATCAACGCGGAACGCCGGAAACTGCGCCCGAAGTTGGAAACCGCGCCCCTTTTCCCTGATCTGGAACTTCCCGTGCCCCGCCGCATCGTCACCCCGGAGGGGAAGAGGCCGCTGCTGGCCAAGTGCACCGTGACACAGATCCGAGCCTACGTGAAGAGCCTGAACAATCGGCATCGGGACAAGATTGCTGGCCTTCAGGCCGTCGTGGAGATCATGGAGCGCCATACCCGGCAGAATCGCGGACTGACTGCGGCCGCCGTCGCAGCTATCGAATCCGAAATGGGTCGATAGCTTCATGAGGTGGGTGCTTTCAGAACGCTCGTCCCTCTATCCGCCGAGGTGTCAGCCAGAATAATCGTGGTCAGCGAAACACTGGGGTTGTCGGATGGGAACGTGTCGCTCCCACTGCAAACCAGCGCCACGTAATTGATATCGTTCGTGACTTTATTCATCGACAGCATCCAGGCCGGCCAGTCGATGATCGGCAGCAAGGTGAAGATCAGGCCGCCGGGAAGAGTGATCGCGGCCGCCGAGGTATGCGCCGCCGCCGTCGTCCCTCCGAAGCCGCGGATGCAGTTGGTGATATTGACGGTCCCTCCGCCGGCGAGGATCAGAATCCGTTCCGTGCCGATCAGGATCTGGGTACCGTTCACCGAATTAGTCCCCGTTGTCAAAGTCAGCGTCGTCTGCGAGCTCGTGATAGTGCCGTTCAGGATGTCGGGGGTTGGCTGTGTAATCCCGGAGGTATCGAAGGTCACCGTGCCATCGGAGCCCACCTGGTCGCCGCTGACTGTCACCAGGCGAGGCAGGCCGGCCAGAGGCTGCGGAGGAATGTAGACCTCGCGCGCCGGCTGATACTGCATCGGCGAGGAATTGCCGTTCGAATCGACGACTGCCACCTGGACGAGCAGCGATTGAGCGAGGGTGGTGACCGCGGGAGTCGTCGCGACTACGCCGGCAGTCCCTCCGCCTCCATTTGTAAAGGCCTGAGTAGTGTAGGAATAGGCGATGCCGGGTTCCAGCACAATGAAGACGCTGGTCGCATCGAGCGCAATGTCGAAGGTTCCGTTGATTGTGAAAACGGTCGCGGTATTGGATTGAATCGACTTCGGAGTCTGCCAGGCTCCCGTGCCGGCGATGACTTGGATGAGGTTGCCGATCTCGCCATTCACAACCAGGCCGGAGGAGGCGTACCAGTTGACCAGGTTCGCATCGCCCACCGTGTTGTTACCCGTGCCGAAGTTGCCGCTCTTCATCCGCATCACCACGACGTCGCCTTGCAGGAATCCGGTGGACGCCATCGTCAGCGTGTTCACGGTGCTGGAGGAAACCACCAGGTTCAACGCCGGCTGCAGCGTCGCACCAGGGCGGTAATAGAGCGAGAGGACATACCCGGCCCATTGGTTCGCAGTCCAGGCCACTTCGGGGAAGCTGAGCACGGCCCCGGTGACTGACGTGATATCGTCGCCCCACACACCGCCATGCTCGATCCCGTATTCCTCGACCAGCAGTTCGCTGGCGTTGATGTCCGGAAGTCCCAGGCCGTCCGGAGTCACCGAGCTGAACGTGTAGACGGTCGGATTGCCGTGAGCATCAGGCGACGATCCCACGTAGCTTGCCGAGGCGCAGGCCCTCATGTTCATGCTGGATGTGCCGATATAGGGCAGGATCGACGGCATCGTGCCATAGCGCCAGCGGATGCCCGATACGACGATTTGGTTGGTGCTCGTGCCAGTCAGAACGACAGCAGTGACGAAATTGGAGACCGGTCCCTGCCCGTCATTCGTCGAGAAGGCGATGAAGTAGGTGCCCGGGGGAATCGTCCCTCCGGTGCTCGGAGTACTCGCTTGCCAGGGAGTCAGCGGAGCATTACCTGACGGCGCCGCATTGACCGGGAGCGAGCCGGTAATCGCGATCTGTGCCGGATATTGCCCGGTATCGACATTGAAGCTGAAGCCATCCTGGTTGGGGAAAAGCGCATCGCCTGCGCCCCAGACTGCTTGACCAGGCCGCCATGGATACGGAGGACGGAGAGGAGGCGCGAGCAGCGGATTCGATTGATACGGCGTCGGATTCTGGCCGTAGGCGTAGGTGTACCACTCGTCGTTATGCCAAGCCAGCTTGACTGCCCAGTGCTCTCCGTCGGTATCGGGTTTGAGGGAAAGCAGGCGACAGGGTTGATATGTGCTGACACCGATACTTTCCATCGGCCAGCTCAGGGCGCAGATATAGCCGAGGCGGTTGGCCAGGTGCAAGACCCGCTGGTTGGTGGTGAACTCGAAGTACAGCGTGCCGCCGGGATCGTTGCGCGGATTGCCATAGAGCGCTTCGGCGAGCTGCACGTTGGCGACGCGCGTGAGCTGATCGAAGTTCGGCGCGCCGATGATTGGGACGGGAACGCCGACTTCCTGATTGCCGCTGTAGGCGTAGGACACCGGGTCGATCTCAGTAATCGAATCCTGCTGGTAGGCGTTGTTTTCGTCCTGGAAACCACACGCCACCGTGTTAGGGGTGCTCTCGATTCTCGTGGTGGTGATTTTGAAGCTGTCCTTTTCGATATTGGTCGGATCGAAAAGATAGGCCGGGTAACCGTTGGCAGTCCCGCCGGCCGCCGTCATCGAAGCCATCGGAGAGCTGCTGTTTGAGCCGGGTACGGCAGAGGACTGCTGATCCGCCATCGTTTGCCGGATCCAGCACTCGAACAGGCCCGTCAAAGGGTTCTGCCCGACCATCATGTTGGCGCTGTTGCGGAGCGCCGTCAGGATTTGCGCCAGAGTCTGCCGCTGGTTCCCGGCTATCTGGAAGCTGGATTTGAACTGGGGATGGTATTGGATCGAGCCATCGGCGGAAACGTAGCTGATCGAGGTCGCGCAGATTTGCGCCGCGTTATACCAGCTCGTCGGTTCAATCTGCGAGGTTAGGATGTTTCCCCAGCTCATCAACTCCAAATATTGGAAGGGAGGGTGGGCCGCAGGCAGCGCAAGTGTCCCCGCTCCATCGGTCAGCCCTGGCGGAAGGTATTGGAAAGCGCCCGAGGAATTCACGCTCAGGATGGGGCCTGACGTCACCAGGACCTCGACCGTCGGCACGCTCCCTGGAGCCGCCAACTGGGCCGGAACCACAATCTCAATTACGCACATCGAGCCGTGAGGATCGCCCATTGCGACCTCGGCCGGGAGATTCGAGAAATACTTGTCGCCGTTGAGCTTGCCGCTTCTGCCTCCGGAGCCTTGGCTTGATCCTGGTCCACCGGCGAAGCGCCATGTAAAGAGCACGTCGGAATTGTCACGGGTCACCTTCACCCCATTAACGACGACCAGTTGAACAATCGCGGGGCCAAAAGCGGCGACACAGACGGCGACTTCGCTGCGCCAGGAATTTGGATCGCCGCAGGGCGCGAGCACCAGGCCGCTCACCCACTGCGAGCCCGCGACGAAATTATAGAAGGCACCCGCAATACCAGCATTCGGCGTGTTGAATCCGAATACCTTGTTGCCTGTAAGATATTGCCGTCCCTGATAGCTCGAAGGCGAAAGGAAGGTAACGCCGCCGAAACGGGCGGTGAAATGACCAGCCTTATCGTGCTCAAGATCGCCGTCAATGGCGATGCTGTTTCCTACCGGCGAGCCCGACGCCGTACCATTTCCCAGTCGCGCCATGCAGCCTACCGACTGGTCGGTAGTGGATAGGCCGACGGGACCGCCTGACCGCGTCAAATCGCATGAGGTGAAGGGCGTTGTCCCTGTCGCATAATTCCCGACGCCGCCCGAAACATCCACCGAATATCCGCACTGATAAAAGTTGGAGCTGGGATCGTTCAGCGCCGCCGTGCGTTCCGCGAGCGTCGTCGGGAAGTCCCAGGGGCACCGGAATTCCAAAGGCACACTCGGCAGCTTGATCCGGGTGAAGTTGTTGGCGCTGATCGCATCGAACGTCGTCTCGCCCTTGGCGTGATTATGGGAAGGATTGCCACCGATGAAAACCCATTGCAGCGAATCCGTCGAGTAGGCATTCGCCACGATGTCCCACAGGATCGCCGTGAGCACTACCGTCGAGCCTCTCCAGCCATGCGGGATGCAGTAGGTGTTCCACAGCATCTTGTCGCCGTCTGCGAGGACGAGAGTCAATCCCGAAACGGAGTCATAGCCTTGCGGCGACATGGCCATGATGGCCTGAATGTCATCGTTCAAAATGCGGGCGAGATAGGTCCGGCTGCTGTAGACGATGTTCGGCGCGCCGTAATAGGCTGCTGTGGTCAGGTAGACGTTGGTTCCATCGGGCGAGGTGATCTGGATCAGGAAAAGAGGCTTCTTCGGCGAAGCTCCTTCCTTGCCCGTCAGTATGGTGAAGCCGCCCATTAGTTCATCTGCACCAAGACCGTGTTGATCCGCGAGAGACCGAAATCAGCGCGCAGGATCGACATCGTGTCCGAGGCGTAATACACGTTGCTGTAGGTCACTCCGTCTTCATCCTTGAACGTGAAAGGGAATGCCCGGCCCCAGTTCGCAAGGAAGTGCGAAACCTTGGTATTCACGATCGAGTCCGAGAGCACCGTTTCATCGAACTCCCAGCCCATCAGGCCATCCGTCGGAAAGTTTGTCAGCCCTCCCGAGAATTCGGCCATGGTGTACTTGGGTCCGGTCGGCATCATCGAAGCGACAGTCTGCCAGCGTTTCTTTTGCATGTAGGGAAGCTTCGCAATCACGCCCGTCGCAATCACGGGATATGCGCCGCCACTCGTTCCGGGGCTGAGATTCTGAGGTAGCGCCTGGCTGAGCGTCCACTTCACGCCGTATTGCGTGCTCACCTGTTCGACTGCTGAGAATTCATCCGCATCGAAGCCCAGGTCGGTGTAGGTGATATCCGTCGTCGCCGTCAAACCTGCGCTTCCACTTCCTCCGGTGAACTGTCCCTTGGCCCCCGCGATCGCTGCTTTCAGGGTGTTCTTGTCGGCCTGCCTCAATGGGTTATAGCTGAATTCGAAATGCAATCGGGGAAGGCCGCTGACGTGGCGCGCGGGATTGCCGCTCTGTGAATCTGAGCAGCTTGTCTGACACTGATAGACCTGGGTGAAAGGATAGAGGGCTGTCGAGGGTCCACGGATGACTGGGAGGGCTGTGGGCATTTAAGCAGCGCCCTCAGTTTCTTTTTCGGATACGTCCCGGAGCGATGCTGCGGGCGCGCAGACTGTTGCAAAAAGTGACACTTTAGCGCGATACACGAATATCAGGTGGCCCGGGTGTATGGGGGGGAGCGAATGCCGCGCCCCATGAAGCTCAGTGAGGTTGATGCGATTAAGGCGAGGAAGGATTGACGGCATCACGCCCCCGCCACATAGCGAATTGCGTTACTCGCTCGCCCCTCATGCGACTGCAAATGGGTCGCGAGGGAATCCCCGACAGCCATTGAATTTCCGGGCTTCTGCAGGAAGTCATGGAATGAACTGGAATCCATCGCGTTAATCCCGCCCGCAACATTGATCGTGATGCCGCCCGTCCCGGCTCCCGGAGCATTCGAAACTGGCGTCAATCCTGACCCCGTCGCACTGCCCGAGTAGGGCGCTGTGACAACACCCGGAGCGTCATACCAACCCTGCTGCCCGTTCAATGTCCGTTTGGTAATGTACGGCTCGGCTACTGTCGGGACGGCGGAAAGGTTCGACGTTCGAAGATTGCCCCGTGCATCGAAATCCTCATAGGTGCCGTTCATGCCCTGGGTGACATTCAACGCAGTCGGCGCGAGATAAGCGCCCTTGTTGATGTCGTCGGTAATCTGCTGAGCGCGCTGCTGGGGACCGGTCGACAAGACTGCACTGAAAAGCCCGGCAATGGCCGCGATAGGCGCCGCAATGAGTCCAGCTCCGGGGATCAGGGACGCCATACCGGCGAGGGCCGCGACGCCTCCCAGGGCTCCGGAGGCTCCGCCTTTCTCGAAGGATTTGATGGCGGATACTGTGCCTGATGCCACAGCGCCCGCAATGCTGACGCCTTGCCCGATCTGGGTTGCGGTAGAGGCGACAATCGGATTGCCCATATCGTCATGGGGCGTGCCATCGGCGCCATACCCTACCGTCCCCGCAGGAGGCTGCGTCCCCATGAAACGCGCCAGAGCCATGCTGGGACCGCCCGATACTCCCGATGCAAACTGAGCCAGAGCGCTGCTCGCGACGCTGAGGCTCCCGGTCGAGGAAAGGGACGGACTGAAGGCGTTGAACGTGTTCGGCAGACCATAGAGACCCGTGCCGCCCCCTCCCGCGCCGATTCCAGTGCCCATCAGACCGCCTCCGGATCCCATAAACGGATTGAAGGCGCTCCCGCCGCCGGATCCTGCCCCGCCTGGAGGGACCTGGGCATTCGGGTCATTGTTTCCGGTGAAGATACCCTTCAGATCGCCACGCAATCCCAGCACCTGCTTCACCGTTTCGAGGGTATTATTTGCGGTCTGCTGCGGTGCTGCATTGGCGGAATCGAAGACGGTCCCGTGTAGGAGGCCTCCGAGCATCCCGGTTTGCGCCGATGCGGGGATGACGCTGCCGAGCGCATGGGTTGCGCCTTCGAGGATTGGGGTTGCGGCGTTGCTGAAGAGCTGTTTCCCCTGATTCAGCGCAAAGGACTTGAACCATGTGCCCGTCGTGCGCGAGTGGAGAGCATCGAACAGGCCATCGGCGAGGGAACGCGCTTGCTGCGCCTGTTGGTCGGCCTGCTGTTTCTTGAGGGCGATGATTTTCTGCGCGTAATCGAATTCCGCCTTGCCCGCCTCGAGGCCGGCCACGAAGCGCGCCTGGTCGATGTCCCAAATGTCCTGATGGGCTGCCTTGATCTTCACTTCCAGGTCCAGCATTTGCAGCGTATTTTGAAGCGCCGCCGAAGGGTCCATTCCAGTGCCACGCTCCTGCGATCCCTGCTTGAGCACGGCGATTTGTCGCTCGTCGCTGATCCGATTTTGATTCTGGACATTGCTGTAGAAGCCAGTTACGTCTGCATCCTGACTCCACGGGTTGCGATTCTGCCCGATGGTCGAAAGCGTCAGGCTCTTCGAGACGTTGTCCATCATCCGCGAGTTCATCTGCGTGCCGAATCCCTGGTTCGCTTCAAACGGATCGTGGGTCTGCTGAAAAAGGGCATCGCCTCCGGAAATCAGCTTGTTGGTATAGCCCTGCTGGAATTTGGTCGCTGCATCTGTTGCGCGCTCCAGCATTGACGCGAATTCCTGGGCCGCGCGTCTCGCCTTTTCGAGGGCCTCCGTCTCCGCTTTTTTGGCGTCGCTGTTTTCGCGATCCTGTCTCTGCTGCTGGCTCGGTTCCGTAGCGGTTCCGGCCTGTGTCACCAGCGCGCGTTTCTGCTCTACGTCCGTATTCGCCGCATAGATCCGCGCCCCCATATCCTTCAGGCCGGTCTGGGCGAGCTTCAATTGGCTAGAGTTGAAAGCCGAGCTGATCGGGGTGTCCTGATTGAGCGCGGTTTCCACATCCGGGACCACCGCCCCGACGAGCGCCCGCTGCTCCCCCGTCAGGGCATGGAAGCTGCCGCCCTGGGTATTAGAGATGAATAACTGGAGTGCCGCGCGCTGCTTTTCGAGCATGGCGGCCCGCTGCTCGGATTGAGCCAGCTCGCCCTTCAGGCTCTCCGCGGTCATCGTTGCCGCAACCGCTGGGCCCGCCCTGTGAGCGGCGAGTTCAGTCTGGATGCTTCGCAACCCTCTCAGGCTGTTTTGCGCCTCATCGGAATATTTCTTGAGGTCGCTGGTAGCTTCCTTTTCGGCCTCGTCGATCTGTTTCCACGCCGTTAGATGCGACCCCAGCTTGTCGACGATCTGCTCGGCCACCCCGAAGAGCGCGATCGCCCCGAACACCGGAAACGCGAACTGCATCGCCGTGTTGATCCCTTGAATCTGGCTCAGGAACATCGCCGCCGACCGGATCGGCATGCCGCCTTCGAGCCCGCGCAACGCCGCGGTCATATTCCGCACGTTGCCCGTAGCGCCCGCTGTTGCCCCGCTCAATCGCTCTGTCGATGCCGTCGCTCCATCCGTGGCCGTCGTCTGCCCCAGAAGCGCGATTCGGTACTGAATCGTGAGCTGCTCGATTTTCGCCTGTTCAATGGCCAGCTTCTGAGCGCCGAGGGTATACTTTTCCTGCGCAGCGCTCGCGCCATAGAGCGCGTTATTCAGAGCCTGGGTGGAAGCGGACTGCTTCTCCGTCGCCGCAGTCAGCGCGGAGAGGGAGCTTTGGCCGGTAACGCCTGCATTTACGTTGAGTTCGTAGCTCACGAATCAAGCCCCACAATCCGCCGCCTCACCAGACACACTCCGATCCACGTCAGGAGCAAAATGCCTGAGGCGACATTGGATAGCCAGAAAGCCACGCGCCTCATTCGTTCGCCGCCTCATCCATCGCGTTATCGACGGACACGCCTTCGCTCTGACACACCCGCACTGCATCCAGCAGATACCCCGGCATCTCATCCGCGCCCATCGTCGAACCCGTCGATTTGTAAGCTCCCTGCATCTGATTCACGATCTGCACCAATTCAAACGATTTCTGCGTGATCAAGGACACCGGGCACTCCGACTCCCGGATTCCCGGCAGCATCCAGTGAAAGGCCTCCTTGATCCACTGTTTCTGCCCTTCCGGCCACGTCCGTCGAAACGCCGTATACCTCGGCCACCACCACTTCCCTCGCCGCGGATCCACGTCCCGAGCGAAGTACTTAAAGCAATTGCGATCTAAGTAGTAACCACCGGCAGGACCCCGACATCGCCCGCAGTTATACTCATCTTTTCCCCAGCCTCCGCCTCGCCAAAAGTGATAGGCGGTAACGAGACTTTTTTTTCAATTCCACCCAAGCGTGCATCCGAAGTCAGCGCTTCATAGATCTCACCCGCCAGCGCGGGAGGCCCATAATCCAGGAGCTGCTCCGCCGTCATCCCGTCCACGTCGCCGCCTTCGATCGACACGAAGCCCGCGCGGATCCACGCGGCACTGATCCGGTTTTCGACCTGGACGTATTCCTCGTTGAGGACACTCCTCGCCTTCTTTACGTCCGCCGGCACGCATGCCGCCAGCTCCGCCGCCAGGGGTTCCACGTCCGCCTTCATTACGCCGTCGTATTCCGCAGCCGAAACCGCGCCGGCTTTCCTGACCGCGATCGCGAGTTGCTCGCTGAGTTCCTTCTCCTGGTCAGTGCGCGGGGGATGGTCGGCTTCGAGTTCCCGCAATCGCTGACGGAGTTTCAGGGTTTCGAAGTCGAGGTCCGTGCGTCGGGATAGGCCCATTCTCCGGATCGTGAACTTGACGCCTGGGAGGGCCGTCGATTCGCGCGTGATGGTGGGCGAGAAGGGCATGCCGTCAGTACTTCCCTCCATGCGTAATTGCCGAGTTGCAATCCGACGTTCTTGCGGCTATCCGACCGCACCGCGCAAGAAACTGTGCCATGGTCATGCTCGATTTCATGGAGTTGCAAACCGCGCAGCACGAAACAAGGTTGTCGAGCGTATATCCCTTATCGTTCTCAACGCGATCGAGCCCCACTGTCGGGATGGCATCACCGCAATACGTGCAGGGCTTTTGCCAGAACGTCATGAACTGCTCGCGCGTTAGTTCATAGGCGAGCCCTCGTCTGACAGCTCCCGCCTGAAGCGATGCTTCACGTCGGTATGGCTTAAATGCCAAAACCTTACTGCTGGTCTCCGAATAGCATTGTTTGCACCGCGCGACATGCCCCCGCGCCTTGGTCCTGTCCACATAGAAATCGAGGGCCGTCTTAGGGATCTTGCATTTCGAGCACACAAAATCGTGGTGCTTTTCCTGTGATTTGTCATGGCATGCTTTAGAGCAATATTTTCTGCCGCGCTCCATGAGCGCAGGTTTTTCGGAAAACATGCGATGGCATACCAGGCATTCACGGTGCTCGCGCCGCTCCAATATCGGTTGCACCCGAAATTTTGCGGCGCATATTCGGGAGCAAAACTTCTTACCGAAGCGCTTAACTTTCGCGCCGCATGACAGACAATCGGATCTTGGAATAAATGGGCGTCCCATAACTCCAGTCTGCGCTGAAACCCCTGTCTTTACTAGGTTCAAACGCATGGCGCTAGTACTTTCCTCCGTGGGTGATGGCGCTATTACAGTCGGCCCGCGCATCTCTCAGCTTTCGAATCGCGACGGTGCGATCCGGCGACGGAGGGACGTTATCGATGATGACTTTGACGGCATTGCGGAGGGCTTCGCGGACGGCCTTACCCGCAGCGACCTGGGGCTCGGTCCATGGGTGGTACTCGAACATGTCGTCGACGGTCGCCGACACTTCAGGCGTTACGCCTGCCGCTCGATTGATGTCTACCGGCATGCTTTAAAAGTCCTCATAATGAATCGCTACATAGCTCGCCGCGACGGGCCATACGTGCCCGCTGATCGGATCGTAAGCGAGAAAGTCGCCCGGCTTTCCGGTGAGTACGCCCTCGGTGGTTTGGACCTCGAAGGGACCCGCCTGCTTTTCGAGGTAAACCGGGTTTCTTTTTTTGGCCATCTTCAACCCACGCTCCACAAGCGCCGGACCATCCGCCTGTGTGACTACCGGAATCATCTGAAAACCTCCTAGCTGAAAGTCATCGTAAATTCGTCCACCGCTGTTGCTGTCGAAGCGCTGGCCTGTGAGTCGCCGAACGCCGTAACGACGCGCGCTGCTTCGTCCGAGTACTCCGGCACCGCAAGCTGCACGCCCTTGATCGCGACCGTGGTGATGTTCCCCGTGAGCGTGCCGTTTACCAACGTGATGGTCATGGGCGTTTTTGCCTTCGCCTTGACCTTGAGATTGTTCAGCGCTGCCGTGTCGCAATCCTGGAAGGTAAAGCTGAGGCTCGCCATGCGCCGGCCGCCGGACGGGAGCGCGCCGTAGGACGTGCCATAAGCATCGAGCGTGTAATCGTTGCCGGTCTTTCCCTTGATCTCGCATTTCAGAAGCGGGAAAGTGGTCGAGTCCACGCCGTTACCGTCGAACGTCGCCGTACCGATGAATCCTTGCCGCAAGGTGCCGAGAGACGTGGGCGATACCAGTTCCAGCGGGAATGCGGTCAAGCCGCCCGCGCCCGTCGTGTCTTCATTGGCGAAGTTCTCCGAGTCCAAGACCCAGAAGCACTTCCCATTCGCCGAGATGCTGAAGACGTCGCCATTGAATAGGATCGACCAGTCCGTCGTGATACAACCGATAGCGAACTGCTGGGAAAGCGTGGTCGCCAGATGCTGGAAGCGCGCCAGGATAAAAGGCACAATCCCGGTGTCGAGCAACGTATACGCGCTGCCGGTTGGCGCCTGGCCGAAGATGGACTGGATGAGAATATCCATGTCAGGGGGCGTGCCTCCCGTTCCCGAGGGCACGATGGGCACGTTGGGAAGCGAGAAGGTATTGTTGCTTTTTCGCCCCGCGACGCCAGGCTGCATGGAGCGGGTGCCCGTCTTCATCGGGTTGGTAATCAGCGTCGGATCCGCCTTGATCTTGCAGCCGGATCCCGCGCGCAAGAGCTTCGCGCCGGTGCTGGTCCACACGCCGGCGCTATTCGGTACGAGGGCGAAAGAGGTCTGCGGCGCGATGACCAGCCGCTCAACAAAAGGAGACGTAAACTGCGACATGAATTACTCCTTACTCTCGATAGCTTCGGTGGACGTCTCGGCTTTGAGCGTCTCGCGATATTGCCGCGCCGCCTGAATCGCGGCTGCATGTTTCTGATGGAATGAAGCGGGCGCATTGGCCTGCAGGCGCGCATTGGTGAGCTTCAGTTCTTCGGCCGAGAAGCCCATGCGGTCGAAATGATCTTTCGGCAGCAGGTGCGCTCCGTCTGCGATCGCGCCTCGCGCCAGATCTTCGGGGATCTCGACAGGCTGCCCCCAGGTCTCGATCTTGTGGGGCGTATCCGTGATTTCAAACGGTCCGCCAACGTTCACGTAAAGCATAGAATTCCTCTCAAACCGTCAACTCCATGCGGCACGAAATCCGCAAACTCTGCCGCCAATTCTCGCCGCCGAATGTAATCCTGCCCCGCTGCGAAGTGATGCCGCCCTTGGCAAGAAGGAGGTTCCCAAAGCTGCTCCAGATGTTTTGCTGGTTGGGATCGTGAAGGCAGGAAATCACGGCATCTTCGGTCATGTCGACCAGGGAGGCGAAGTCCGACAGCACCGATTCATTCGGCCAGCTATGGTGGATGTCTATCAGAGCCATCACCGAACCCGAGAAGGTCGAGTCGTAAATGATGTCCTGCCCCACCGCTGCGCCGGTATCGATGGTCACGAGGGGATAGGTAAGGACGCTCGACTCTTCGATCGAATCCGGATCGATCCGACCGAACAGGAAATTCGGGCTGGCATCCGACCAATCGATCGCGTAGGCGTCCTGCCCGTAGTTCGCCGCCAGCAACAGCATCCGGTCATTGATGCCGCTTCCAGGGGCCGACAACTGCGCGAGAATGGCATCGCGGATGGTCTTTGAGATCACGCGGCCGCCCCTCTCGCGATGACAGGATCGTAGGGCTCAGCGATCGCCGGGAACGGTTCGCCCACGCCGAGATACTCCTGGATGAATCGCACCAGCAGGCACTGCGTGTTCCTGCAGCCTTCCCGCGCGGAGGTCCGGCTGAACCTTGCAGCGAGCGAGCACCGCGTGAGGCCTCGACGGGCGGCGATTTCCGGCATGCTGAACCCGAGGAACAGGTCCCACAGAATCTGCTTTTCGCGCTCGCTGAGATCGAGGAATTGGCTCATGCCGCCGCCCTCGCGCGAATCACCAGACGCTCCGCGATCGCCTTTTCGCCCCACGTCAGATCCGCCGCACTCAGCGCGAAGAACTCGCGTTTCACGCCGCCCTTGCCCGTACCTTCGTTGTTGCCCTCGGCGCGCAGCGCTTCATCGCCGTAGAATCCGAGCGTCAAGTTGCTGCAGGGCTGATTGCCGCTGAACGCTTCGAATTCACTGCCAAAATCGAAAGCGCCGGTCGTTCCCGAGATCTCGGATCCACCGGCTCGCACCGTAATCAAATCCAGCATGTGGGGATGCTGCTCCATTCCATAGAGATTGACTCCTGACCCATGCGCGCTCTTTGCTGCCGCATAGCTTTCATACTTGATGCCCGTCGGCGTCCGGATCCCGATGCGTCCTGTCTTGGCATGACGATTTGCCGAGGCCACCGCACGCGCTGCGCGGCCCGTGGTTGCGTCCTGGTTCACGTACAGGTAAAAGGGGCCGCGCTCCGAGTACGGTGCAAAGGGCGCGCCGTTGACGTCGATCCCGGCGAAGGTGCGCTCGCGAATCCGCGACTTGTAGCCCTGGCCGACATACAGCAGATCGCCCACGGTGATGGTGCCGATAGCGGCGACGGTGGCGCGGATCGCGGCCGGGGCCGGCGCGCCGTGGGGACCCAGGAATGTGGCGAAATCAGCCATGATTGACCCCGGGCGTTGGGCAAATTGTGTCGAGCTTGACGGGCTGCAGCGGGTGGTTGAACGTCAGTATCGTTAACCAGAGCTGACGAGTGCGTAAAAGTCGGAAGCACTCCGCCCAGGTCAAACGCCAGCGCGTGATGACCGTTCCATCCGGCAAGAGGACAGCGGGAAGGGCGATATATTCAGGCTGGTGTTCAGCGAAGACGGCCCGTGTTAGCGGTTCCTTCCAGCCCGGAATAACTGGGGAAATCGGCCTCAAATTGCCACCTTTCCCAATGCGCGCGAGCTAGAATAGAAGGAGTGCGGACATTCAACCGCACAGGAGAGTAACAACTTGACCGAAAGACTCGACCGCATCGAGGCCAATTTATTGGCCATCACCGAAATCCAGCGCGCCTCCGCTGCAGAAAATGCCGCCTGGCGCAAGGAATCCGCCGCAGCCAGTGATGCATGGCAGGCGAAGCACAACCACGCAATGGCCCGCGTCATCGAGGCCCAGGAAGTGGGCCAGCGATCCATGGCGACCTTGACCGAGTCGATTTCGAAATACGTCGATTCGTCCGACGCCCGCATGAAGCGGCTGGAGGAAAACCTCGACGGGCTGATTCGCGCCATTACCGCTGAGCACAGCAACGGGAAATCGAGAAACTGAGTTAGTCTCCGCCGCGTGCCTCGCCGCAACGCGGTCTCCGCATTCGACGGAGCCTCTCGGAGGAAAACCGAGCAATCGGAGTAGGCAAGCTCCGGTAACTTCTCAGGAGCCACATGAGCCTGACCGACAAAGACAAGAAATGGATCCGCAAGCGGCTTGATGCTATCGAAGAGATGTTGCGCGAGATGCGGCTGGTCTCTCTTGAGGAGAAGGTTCACACGCTCAAAGCGCGCCAGAAGGCGAGGCGAGAGCGTGCCTGACCCCATCGAACTACCGCGCCCCATCATTACCGTGCGGCTGATGGGCAAGGCATACAAGCTGGACCCACTCCGCCCTACGATCCCCACGCCTCTCACCGTCATCACGCCACCGCCCGCGGCATCTGAAGAACCAGAGCCTTAGTGTCCAGGTTCCACTGATGCCGGCAGTTGAATCCACCGCGGCTCAGCATCACATTGGGGATCTGCCCGTTATTCATCCCCCCGATTTGCTCGCGCGTGTAAGCCTTAGCCACGTCCGTCAAATGCCGGCAGAATGGCCGCTCCAGCTTGTCCGTAGGACCTGAATATCGGTATCGCAGTTCCTGTTGCGGAAGATCCTTGGCGATAATCTGAAACGCGCGATCGCTGGCCGTCGCATACCAGACAGACATCGCGGTGTCCGCGACCGTCCGCGCCCGCCCGATTCCCATCTCAAACCGCGTGCTCAATGTTTCCACCAGCGAGCCGAACTTCAGCCCCGCGACACCGAACAGCCCGCGCGTAATCGCCGCGCCGGCGGAAGCCTGCATCGCCCCTTCGAGCGCTGCCACCGTGTTTGCCTGCACCGCTCCGAGAAGAGATAGATCCCGCGCCGTGAACCCGAGCTGCGGTCCCCAGTTCTGGCCGATCTGATCGCCCAGCGTTTCGATGGTCTCCTGCAGAAACGGCAGCGTGCCTCGGAACTCTGCGACGAAGGCGGCAACGAGGCGCTGGTAGCCAGCCTTGTCCATCTCGTCCATGAACATCTTGCCGGAGTTCCGGAGGATCAACATGTTGCCGGCGGTTGAATCGATTGCGCCGTCGGTGATCGAGAGCGCGGCCTGCAGGCGGGCAATCACGCGCCCTTGCGCGCGCATGGTGATCTCGCGGAGGTGCGACTCGAAATGAGCTACGAGGCTATCCTGCGCCGCGTTGTGCCTCGCGATGATGGGCTGGAGGTCAGGCATGATCCCTCCCGATTTATCGGGCCACCCTCCAGTTAAGTCGGACATTCCCCGAAGTGATGGCGCTGGCCGTCCAGTTGCAGACCTCGAAATTTACGTTTCCGCTGCCTGCCCAGGGGCTTATCGTCAATCCACCCGTCGTCGCTGGAACGAACCCAGTCAGTGCTCCGATGTTCCCCACGGCACTCGCGCTCAAAACATCGGTGCTCAAAACGCTGGCTGAAGTGATGGTCAGGGTTTGACAGGTGGCGCTCGTGATCGATCCCAAATTGCTGATTGACCCGGCTCCGCTCGTAGCAGTGGTCCCGGTGGCCACCGTTAGCGCCCTTGCGGCGAGATCTGCCGTAAGGTTGGTGATCTGCGATTCCAGCAGCGTGACGGGATCGCTTCCGCCCGAGGCGTGAGATGCCGCGTGAGCGGTGGGAGTGAATGACGCCGGATACCCGGTCAATGCCGAGACGCTCGAATAATTGGTCAGCGTCGCCTGCTTCGCCGCAAGGTCGGAGGGTAGGTTCGTCACCTGCGACTCTATCAGCGTCACGGCATCGGTTCCGCCACTCGCATGACTCGCCGCATGGGCAGTCGGAGTAAAGGAGGCCGGATACCCGGTCAGTGCCGCAATCGTCGAGTAATTGGTGAGAGACGAACTCCCGGCCGCGTGCCAATCGCCGCTCACCGAGCATGCGCCCGACTGATGGCACGCCTGGAGAGTGCTGGTGCTATCGAGGCAGACCTGTCCTGCGGTTCCCGCGGTGGGAGGGGTCGTGGAACATGCGGAGATTCCGGCGCCGCCGCCGAGAAGATCGGTCCAGGTATTGGGCGAAGAGCACCATCGCAAATGCCCCGTCGTGACGTTCAGATAGGCTTCGCCGAGGGCACAGGATCCCGGTTCGAGATATGCAAATCGCCAGGGGATGGTTTTGGAATCGACGGAGTGGTCGCTAATCTCCTGAGCGGGCAGGACGCACCCGCACAGGAATAACGCGAGGAGTAACTCTGTACAAACTGCGAGGGTAGCCCTGGTACGACTACCTGCTGATCGCAGGCGACTTCGAGAACTCCGAAATGAGAATAGCATAGTTTTCAACGGCCTCCCCACTCCTGGTATTCGGAGATGTCCTTTGCCGTCAAGTCGCTTACCGGAATGGCATATCGCAACGGGAGGCAGATAGGTTCGCGGGGTCCGAATGTTCCAACAATTGCCGCTCTAACTTTGCGGTCCTGCTTTGGCGTCATGCCCATCCGAATATCGGACATGCTCGCCGTCGGGCGGATAAAGTCGGCGCATCGATCCAATGCCCTGGCAAGAATGAAACGCATCCCGCTAAACCAGGGAGTATCTTGGGCGAGTCCCGCGCGAAGCATGTTCATCCCCTCCCCACCGTCGCCTGGAAGGTCAGATTCAAGTCCGGCCATTGACCGAGGCCAAGGATGTTTCCCGTCGCCACCGGATCGCCCGCGAGCGTGTATGTCTTCGTCGCGATCGGGATTGCCGCCTGCCAATAGAGCGGCGATCCGGCCAGGCCGACCCAGAGAATCCAATGAGTCGCGTTCAGAGGCGTCCACGCACCCTGTGAGAGCCCCACCTGGTCCATCGTGCCGTTGGGCGGATTCAAGCCGGCAATCGAGACCTGAAGCACGGAAGCTGCGGGAATCGCGATCTGCAGAATGTCCGACGGCCCGCTCTCGGCGTTCATCGTGTTCGCCTCAGAGACATACTTTGAAGCGTCGTAATAGGTGATTGCCACCCCCACGGTGGGAGCGGTACCCGTCCCCGCCACGGTCGAAAGATTCGCGATTGACCAGCTACCGGCATTGGCGCCGTGCTTCGCCCCGGGCGCTTCCATCGGACTCGCGATATAGGGAAGGCCATTCTGCCGCAACTGCCGCCAGGCGTAGTCCGCATCCGCCGAATAGCGCTCGTATTTGGTTTCGAGGCGGTCCTTGCCCATCCGCGCGCTGGCATCGCGGAAGAACAGCCGTAACGCTGTGTACGAAAGCCAGAGCTGCAGCATGGAAGAGGTCTGTCCGTACTGCGATTCGGTCGCCACCACCTGATTGAGCCGTGCTCTGACCTGGTTGCGTGCCGCCGTCCCGACGTTATAGATGGCCGCCACTCCGCCACCGCTCATACCCGGGCTGGCAAGGTATGAGGTATACATCTGCATGGCTGAGGCGATCTTTCCACCGCATTCCTGCCATGCCTGGGCGCAGAGGGAGCCCGGACCGTCCAGTTGAATCGCGGGCTTTGAGGTGGAAGCCACTGACAAGACTTCGCTGTCAATTTGCGACAGATTCGCGGAAGTGACGATATCTCCGTCTGTGAACAACATTAGGTTTTCGTTTTCACCGCCGGTCCGCCTTCAGAGTCATGCGCCTCGTGATCCTCGGCGGTCATCTCGCCGGCTGGATCCTCTTTCAGCGGCCGCGCCGGCATCAGGTCGAACATGGTCTCCGCCAGGGCCACATGGAGCTGCTCGACCAGCTCTTCGGCGCGTTTATGCGCAGCCGGAGCAACCGCTCGCGACATCTCCTGGTGCAGGAGGAAATCCAACGAATCCGTAACCGCTTTCAGCATGCAAGCCCTCTGAAGAAATGAAAAAGGCGGCGCGAGGGCCTATGCAGAAGCCCCCGCGCCGGTGTTGAAATTCAACAAGGAGACGAAAACGTTATTCCAGCCAGCCGTGAACCAGAACTGTGCCCGGAGTCGCATCGATCGACAGACAGTTCACCCGGAGCGCGGAGTTCGTCACCCCGAATCTTGTCAATGGAATGTCAAAGGTCTGCCATTCCCGGACGCTGCCCTCGGTCGGTTGCGAGCCGATGAAATGGGCCACCCCTACCTGCAGCGCATCGCTGAAAGGCGTGACGTTGGCGGTATCTTCGATCGAGAAGAGCGCCCGCTTGCCGGCAGCCAGGCCGCGGCACATGAGCTTAATCGTCTTGAAAGCCGTGAGGGCGGCCGTGGACAGCGAGCCCGTTACGGCGCCGGCGGCGGTGACGGCCTGTTCGCCGGTGGTGATGTCTTTCGGTACAGCCATTTACGATTTCTCCTTGGTTTTCGCCGGCGGGGGCGCCGGTTCGGTTTGTTTCTGGACGGACTGGGCGGCCAGCCGCACCAGATCCTGAAGTTCCTTGGGCATGGCGAGCTGGCCCTTGCGGTTCAGTTCGGCCTCCGCCAATTCCTCGACCTGCTTTTGCTGCTGCGCCTGCCAGGCAGCAACCTGTTCGGCAGTGGCGAGGACGTGCGTCCGTTCCACGATCCGGCGGGCCGCCTGTTTGGAATCGCCGAAATCCATTACCCGGCCGGCGGCGACATCCTTCTCAGGGTTGTCGATCGTGACCAGGTAATAGATCCGCGCTTTGGGAAGCTGCGCCTGAACGGCGCGGACATCGTTCCAGTACTTGTTGAGGTCCTGTCCCATGTTTTAGGTCGACTGAACGACCACCAGGTGGGTGTTTCGCAGCATGCCGATTCCGTAGAGGATATCGACCGTAAACTGCTGCGCCAGCGTGTTGGGCTGGTAGGACATCACGATGCGGAAGCCGAAGTTGCCCAGCTCTCCGTACTCGGCGATCGCGCCCGTCCCTGGAAGGGGAATAGGAAGCCGGCGGATGACCATGCCCAAGGCGTTACGGTGGAAGGCCAGGTTCTTGTAATTGGTGGAGTTGACCACCAACTGCGACCGGAAGACATAGAAGTCTTTGATTTTGCCGAAGAGGGCGGGACTTCCACCGGGCAGATAGGCCGAGAGGATGGCGTCGCCCTTGTCGGGTCCGACGGTCTGAAATTCGGTGAAGCGGCCGATCTGGCGCGCCGCACTGGCCGAGCTGCTGGAGATCACCAGGAATTTCGGCTCGCCCTGGGGGATCAAATTGTCGAACAACGTCTTCTCGGCCAAGTCGACGCGGGCTTCATCCATCGCCGAGGTGCCCCCGATCGCGGCGTTCGCCGTGAACAGCGACCAGGTGGCCAGAAGATCCGATTCGACTTTGGTCACAATGGCATTGACCGCGGGCTGCATGAGCGTCGCCATGAGCGCGGGGAATGCCAGTACTTTCGTCACATCGGGGATCTGGAAGGTCGCCTCGGCATGCGTATTGAGGACGATCTGGGCGTTGCCGAGCGAGGGGTTTTGGGTCTGGACCGATCCGCCTTCGGCAATGTCGTTGGCGACCAGGGTGGGCGGGATCGGCACGTTGATCGTGTCGCCGCTATTCCCCAAGGTGGCCTCGAAGTCCCGGTTGACCAGGTTCCCCATCACCAGGTTGGACAGCAGGGCGGGCATGGCCTGTACCGCCACAAACTTCACGATCGCATTCGCCACATTGGCGGAAGTAATGTCGGGCACTATTGATATCTCCAGTTAAAGGGGGCTCGAAGCCCCCCGGAATTGAACTGCCTTAGCGCTGCCCGTTCTGCAGGACAGCGCTGATCTGGGCGGCCGCGGCGTTGATTTCCGCCATCGACATGCCGGGCTTGATCGATTCGAACTGCACCGGTTTGTCGCCGGCCTGGGTCCGTCCACCGCGTGCGCCGGCGCCCCCGACGTCTTTGGGTGCCAGCAAATAGGGCTTCGACCGAAGACCCTCTTCGAGGAACTGAGCCAGCGGCGTTCCATCGTTGCCCACAAACGCGCCTTCCTCGTTGCGCTTCACCTTGCCGCCGAAGATCTCGAAGGCA